TATACGGCTGAGTTGTTGGCCAAGGCACGGTGGCCGTTCTCGTTCCTCCAGTCGCCCACCTTGGCGTTGCGCATCCTGTCGTCGGATAAGTTGCTGAGCGATATCATCGCCGAGCGGCGGACCCCACCACTGACCACGATGTCTGCGACCATGCACAGGATGTCGTGGCACTCGATGCTGGTGAGCTTCCGGCCAGCGGCGTTCTTGAAGGTTTGTACGGTGAAGCGGAAGAGTTTGTCGAGGGGGCCGGGACCCGAGGCACGGCCCCCGAACGTCTTGAGAGGAGCCCCTGAGGGACGCAGGAGCGACAAATCCCACTTGGGCACGAGTCCTTGGTATAGCAAGGCGATGAGTTGGCGGAAGGCCGTGGCCCATCCGATTTTCGAGTCCCTGACCTTGATGGTAGTGGGCTCGTCATAGAAATTTTCTGCGATGGCTGGAAGTTGGTTGATGCATTGCCTTTCGACGGAGAACCCCACGCCGACGCCGCACATCGAAAGGTACATGGCCTCGTCGAATGCCCGTGGGTCGTCGATGGCCACGTAGGAGCAGTTATATGCGGCCACTTCGTCTTTTTCGAGCGCCTTGCCTGCGGTCATCATCGCCCGCATGCTCGGCATCACCCTCATGTGGAGGATGGCTTCTTGCAGTTCTTCCGAGGTCTTTTCCCTCAGGTCTTCCGGTATCCGTTGCGAGATGAAGTTGATGTAGCGGCTGACCGTCTCTTCCCAGTTTTCCCTGCGGCCCTTGTCGGGGAGCCAGCGGGCATAGCGCGATTTGAATATGTATCTTTGAAAAGGCGTGATTTCACCGTTGACCGGCGTCATGGTTGTCTCCTGTCGGCTAGGTTCCTTTACCTCTGTCGGGATTTTGGACCACTGTGGTCATAATGCGGCTGCCTATGGGGCCGGTATTGGCAATTCAAAATCACCTGCGAACCAACTTAGGTCCTGTGGTTTTCACGGTGTCTGTGGGATTTTTGGATGGGGTAGGTCGAAAATGGGAAAATCTGCGGGCCGAGGGAGTGGAAAAATAATTTTGAGATTGTAGTGAGCATGTCAGGTCCGGCGGACGCTAGGGTTGCCGCCGAAATCTATAATACCGCCATTCCGCGAAAAATTCATCGGAATGCGGCTAACCTGCCGGGGCATCGGAACAGAACTTGCAGGGGTTGCCGTCCTCGTCCCAACCGAAGTTCGCACAGGAATCGCAACCGTGGCCCTTTTTGCGGGGCACATGGCGGGGCTTGGGCTGGCGGGATTGCCAAGCGTCGTAGGAACGAAAGATGTCGTTAAGGCGGGATTCCATGTAATCGAACGGGTCCTGCCCGTCGTGGCGGATGAGGTAGTTGGGCCACTGCTCGTCCTGCTCGAACGCCCAAGTCAGCACGTCATCCAGATTCTTGTGGAGCTTGAGCAGGGCGGCGAATCGCGGTATCCAGGCGATGCCCCGCTTCTTAAGGTGGTCCGGGCGTCCCTGCCAAGTAAAGAATCGCATGGCCATCTTGTACTCAGGGGTGTCTTTGACGTTGCTCATCCCAACTCCTCAATCCCATAGTCGCCAGTAGAAGCATCAAAAGGCGAAGCCGACGAAGCGTTCTCCTTCTTCTCTCCTTCTCCTTCTACCTCTACCTCTACTGGTAACTTTTTTGTCACTTTGCTCGTAAGACCTTTCCTGTAAGGAAGTTGCCGCTGATACTCGCTCTGGTACTTGCTCCAGTTGACTATCGTGATGATGTCATCCTCGATTTTAATCCTGCCTTGTTCTTCGAGGATACGAAGGCTTTCACAGAAACTATCCTGGTCGTAATTCAGGGTTGCCGCCAGCCATGCGGTGGGGTAAGGGGTATACTTCCCGTTGGTCTGTCCGGCAGCGATTACGCCGGGGTGGCGTGAGTTGCCCGCCATGGCGAGTAGGTCCGTCAGGACGGCCCGTTGTTCGGGGCTCAGTTGGAACCTCACCGTCCCGTTAATCCATTCCTGACAGTACAGCTTGACCCAAGTCCTGCGGGTTACCGTGAACCCAGGAATCCTGCTTCCCCGTTTCTTCTCCGTGTCCTTCTTCGCCATTGTTACCCCTTCCTTGTAACTTTTCTGCATGAGGGATATTACTGCCTTTGGACCGGATGATGGGCAATCAGCGGGAATTTATTTGCTCTTTGTCTTCCCATAGGTCATCGACGTGTTCCGTTGTCTGCTCGCTTTTTTGCCTTGCCCACTCGGGGACGGGCGGCTCTTCTCTCTTGTAGCGTGCCTTCGTTATGGGGTGGTAGTCGATGTACTTGGTGCGTTCGTCTAGATACATCAGCTTGCGCAGGGGCGGCTTGCCCGCACGGGTGAAGACCCCCTCGACCTCAAGCTTGCTCTCCTCCTTCATGTTGTCGTCCGACCAGACCCCGAGGCACAAGTCCAAGGTGTATTGGAAGGCGGTGTCCTGCCTGATGCTGTTGACGCTCCAGCGCTTTTCCAGTTCCGCCTCCACCCCGCTCTCGCTGGCTTCCCTGCTGGCCTCGCGGTTGACCTCGATGGGCGTCAGGATGACGAGCCCACGGCCCATGAAGGTGCGGCTAAGCGATTGGGCATCGTGGATGATGGCCGCCATGGCGGCATCGCGCTCCCCCGGTTTCGTGGGCAAGTCAAGCCTGCGCAGGTAATCCACCACCAGCGCATCATAGTTCCACCTGCAATCATTGGTGAGCAGGTGGGATTTGATTCCCTCCCAAGAGCGTATCGACTGGATGTCGAGGATGCCGGGGAAGTAGCTCCTGCACTTAATGCCGCCCCAGATGCTTTCCGCAGCCGCCCTATCCTTGTCGTCAGCCAATCGTGCCTTGAAGTCTTCGAGGGACGGCAGGCGGTAATCTTCGCCCAACTCCGTGGCGACCTTCTCGCTGTGCATTATCACGAACGTGGCACCAAGGTTCTCGAAGCCATGTTCGAGCGACACGTAAAGCACGTTCTTCCCCGCCATCACCCAGTTGTATATGATGGAATTCAGGAGGGTTGTCTTGCCCCTCTTTGCCTCCCCGATGATGCCGACGAATCCGCCATCCAGCTTGTCTACCGTCACCCGTTCGTCGATGTGGTAATAGCCTAAAGGCATGTGCGAGTCTGCGCCGGTGCCGCCCGCGAGCCTTGCGAGGTAGTCTCCCACCTTCTCCGCATGGAGGTGCAAGGGGCCGGATGCGGGGCGCTTGATGGGCTGGAAGTCGTTGTTGCGTATCCTGTCCGTCAGGTAGGCCATTGCGGCGTCCGGTCCGTACAGCTTGGTGCCCTTCATGGGCTCGTAGGGTTCCTTGAACAGCGATATCTTGGCAAACTTCGAGGCAAAGGACGATACCACGGACCCCCGGATGCGCTGGAACGCCTTGTCCGCCAAGACGTATATGTCGAGGTCCTTGATTTCCTTGTAGGCCGGGTCCGAGTCGTCCAACTCCCTCAAGTCCTTGAGGTCGTCCTTGAGGACGGCCCGTTCCGCCTCGTCCAGCGGCTCGCCCTCGGGGGAGGCGAACGCCCAGTCGTCCGTAGCCTCGATGGTGGGGGTGTGGCCGTAGCTCTTGTCGTAGGCGAGAATCTGCCTCAGGGTAGTCCCCGTGACCTTTTCGTTGGAGTCTATCCGGGACAAGTCCGGTATGACTGCCGTCATCCATTCGAGTTGCGGCCTGAACTCCGAGACAAGCTGGTGTTCGTTGTTCGAGAGCAGGCGCTTGGCAAGCGTCGTCAGATACATCAGGAAGCCTTTCGTTTAGACTGAGGGGTGGGGAAAACATGCATGACATTTAATACCATCCGTAGCGGCGATTCTCGAAAACAAGGCTTTCGGAGGCATGTGTATGGCCGAAAGCGACAATGTGCAGGGGCTCATTGACGTGACCCTGCTCAGGTACAAATTCCGGTTCCGCCGCCTGTCGTGGCGGGAGGAGCTTGCCATGAGGAGGGACAGGGACAAGAAGAAGGACCCCGTCCGGCAATTCCTGTCCCAAGCCCTGCATGACGTGTCCGGGCTTATTCCCCCATCGTTGGAAAAATCCGAAGAGGTCGTTTCGTCCATACCCGAGGCCATCGTCGCCAGGGTTTGGAAGGTCTATCGGGGCTCCCTTCCCCCCTCCCGCATGTTCACGACCACCGAGCTTTACCAAGCGCCCGAGCCCTCCGTCCGCCAATACCACATAGCCGAGGAAGATATGCTGGAGGACAGCCTCCATGACCGCGCCATCCGGGAGATGGAGAGCAGGTATGGGAAGCAGGAGGTCGCCGAGGAGGCGGACTTGAGCCGCAGGGTGTTGGAGGCGGCCCGGAGGGGTGGGAGCAAGTTTGCACCGGCAACCCCGGAAGGAGGCAAGGGTGCCCGCCAATAGCATGTCCAAGCTGACCTATGGGGCAGAGCTTGCCCTACGCCTCGGCGAAGGGATAGCCAAGCGCGTCCCCACCAAGCGCGTGAAGGAGGTCATGACCGAGGTGTCCTCCGCCTGCGAGGAGCTTATCCGCATCGGGGCGAGGATACGGCCACTGCTGGCTGACGGGAAGAACGTCGGGTGGGTCCGGGGGCTTCACGACACGGAGAGAAGGATGCTAAGGAGATGGCTTCCCGATGAGTTCGACTTCATCCTGCGCTGCCTGCTCCTCACCACATCCCTTACCGAGGACGAGGTCAGCCGCATGTCTATCATGGAGGTCAACAAGCTAATCAAGCTGGCGTTGGCCATGGGAGACAGGGACGCCTCGCTTTTTCCATATTTGATGGCTTTTTCCACCACGAGAGAATCCGAGAACCTTTGGCATGGTGGGGGGACAGTACACTGTTCCTTCGAGAACAAGGCGGTAACGATGCCGGACGGGAAGAGGATGACCATCCTTCTTCCACCCGACCATGCCCGGCTGTGGGCATCCCTATGTACCTATCGGGAACAAGCGAAGAAGCGCCTCGATGAGTCATGGAACGCCGTGCTCATCATGCGTCCGTGGGCGGGGAAATCCGTAGATGGCATAGCCTCGAACCTTCGGGCGGCTACCAAGAGCCTTGAGGTCAACAATCTGGAACCGTGGGAATCGGTCGTCAAAGTCGCCCCGGACAAGAGCCTCGATGACGGATGGGCGCACATCGAGAACATGGAGACGAAGGAGGGGGCGTACAAGGAACTCATGAGCATGCTCGGCAACGACCGGCACGAGCGCCTCATGGCGGAGTTCGAGAAGCAGCAGATTGCGGCGGCAGAGAAGCGGAAGAAGGACATCGAGCGCATCGTGACGGGCCGTGGCGGACCGGGAATCCATGAGGAGACAATCACCATCCTGACCGAGGACGAGATGCGGAAGAGGGAGGCAGAGCTAACGAGGGGGCGCATAGTTGCGCCCCCCGTGGACCGGCAGAAGGCGGAGGGAGGGTCCGCCGTCAGTGTTCAGGAAAAGCTCAAGAGGTATCAATAAGGTAGATTCGTCATGAGGATATGAGGTAAAGCAGCCCTATAAAGCCTGTAACGATTGCAACTGTGGCAAATATAGCACCGACTATCCCTTTGATGAACCCCCAAGGGTCGTAGAGAAAGCCTAGGACTATGACAGATATGGTAAGAAGGATGTAGATTCCCAAGGGAAACGGGAATACCATAACGCAGACCGTTACCAGTACGGCTAAGCCCACCTTTCCCAAGATTTTGAACAGGCCCTCAAACGTCAGCGGCCTAAACAAGACACCCCTTTCTTGGTCTCCCTTCCCGTTTTTCCAAGCCATGGCCCCTCCTTTGGTGGGCACTGCTTTGCCCTTCGCTTATAGTATACATCGGTGAGGGGGGGATTTCCGGGTAAAGTGAGCAATCCTAACATAACTGACTGTCAGCCAGCTTATTAGGAGGCTTTATGGACGTAGAAGAAACAAAGGAGTTGGAAGCACGGACCGACACCCCGAAATCCCTTGACGAGGTTATCCTTGGTATGAAGGGGTTCGGAATCGAAGAGGTGGAAGAAATCCTCAACTTCAAAGCATCTGGGAAGAAGGTAGGTCTTCGCATCTCCAACATTCCGACCGACAGCGAGATGAAGGCGCTATTGGCCGCTGAGGAGTTCAAGGGATATGCTTGGATTCAACGCATCCGGTGCGAGATTCTTTCCCGTGCTATTACTTGGGTCAACGAGATTGATATCCGAGGGCTTACCGAAGAGCAAAGGGTGGTGGTTGACCCTACGTCCAAGGATGGGGCAAGGGCGGACATTCAAATAGTTCTCCGCAATATCCTTCTCAGTTGGGGTCAGGAGGTCCTCCAGACCCTCTGGAAGATTCTCATGGTCCATTCGGATAAGATTGAGAAACGCATGCGGAAGGACTTTCCCGACAGCACGCTGATGACCGAGGTAGAGCAGCGGTTTAGCGAGACGGCTCTCAAGGAGATTCGGGATGCTAATAGGGAGGTCATCGAGGATACGGTCGCCAAAGTCTTGGACGAGGAGCTTGACCCCGAGGAAAGGGCAAAGCTTGGCATGCCAGCAGTCGAAAGTTTGAAAAAGGAATAGTGAATGGCAGATACCCTAGACCCAAGGATTCTTCAGGAAACGCTCAACAATCTGAACAGGGTTTCGACCGTCATGGCCGCGACCATGGACATGCTTGTTGAGAAGGAAAAGGCATTCTTGGAGACGGCGACCCAAGTCACGGATAAGTTCGGGGACCTCCACACCAGTGTCCAAAAAACGGTCAACCATTTGGAGTCTGCGAAGGGTGATTTGTCAGACATCGTTCGGCTCATCAGTAGGACAAGGGGGGGATTCTTCGATAATAGAACGCTCGAACAGGTGAAAAGGCACCTTCAAGAAATCTATACCATAGCTAAAAGGGTCAACGAAAGGTCAGATTTTGGGACCGGAAACTACCGCAAATCCGCTCAAGTTTTGGGAGTGATTCGGGATTTGCTGAGTAAGGTGGACAAGGAAGCCAAGAATGCTGGCGGAAGCCTGAAAGGTGCCCTCAACCCGGACATGGCCACGACTTTTGCTAAATCCATGCAAGGGGTGGCTATAGGCATTGAAGGGGTCACTGAGAGGGTGAGGAGGATGCAAGGACCCTTGGGCGTCATGCGTGAGAGCCTCATGGGTTATGCCGGTAAGTTGGGAGTATGGGCACGACTTCTTACTGCATTCGAGTCAAAGGAGCGCATGGCAGAGAACCAGCGCACGTTCAGGGCCAAGGTTTCCACCCGTGTCAACCCTCTAAACAAGTTCCTCAACCTGATTCCCTTGGACGAAAGCGGAAGGCCGAATATAGAAGCCATTCGGAACATGGAAAGACGTCCCAAGGCCCTTCTCAGAGGTCGTGCCAAGCAGGTCATGGGCCTCAAAAAAGGGGATTTGAGCGAAATGGTCCAGCAGCTAGGCGGCGGCAAGCGCACCGGGCTGCTCTCGACGTTTAGGGCCATCCGGGGTGCGGCTGCCGACTTGGCGGGAGGGGGAGAGTTGGGGGAAGGCACTGCTACCGCCTTAGGGACCGTAGCGGCAGGCGGCGGCGCTCGCATAACCGGAATAGCGGAACAGGCGGCTGGAGGACTTGGTGGTCTTGCCGAAGGCTGGGCAATGCCCGTAGTAGGAGCCGCAGTGTACGGGTTGAAGAGTCTTTTTGATAAGTGGACGGAGAGCAACAAGGATATTCTCGGAAAACTGGGGACCGGGGGCATTTTTGGCGGCAACCGTACGGTCATGGATGCCTTCCAGAATGTCCGTGCCAACCTGACTCCTGGCCCGTACAGTACCTTAGGGGTAACATATACCAAAAATCTCGCCATTGCCGAAGCCATAACCAAGTTTGGAATCAACGTAAGCGACCTCGCCAAATCCAATAACGATTTAGGCAGGAATATCGTCGGTGGGGCGGGTATGGAGGCCGCCCGTGGCAGAGGAATAGGTTATACGGCATATGGGATAGCCAAGTTGGCTGGTTTCGATGAGGTGCAGACCACCGAACAGGTGCTCAAGCTCATGACGGCCTACCACCGTTCTTTGGAATCCAGCGATGATTTCTTCCGGCGAGTCATTAAGGATTCCCAAGCTGCCGGGCTAACTACCACCAAATATATCCAGATAATAGACACCGTGAGCGACCGGTTCGACCACATGGCGAGGTCTATAGAAAGCGTCACGGGAACCCTCCGCATCCTTGGGCATACAGGAACAATGAGTGCCGAGGAGGTAGAGGACGCCATGAAGGCGATGATAGGCCCGGAAAAAGGCCCAGAACAGAGGGCATTCCTTGCCATGCAGATGATACAAAACCCCGAGTTTCGTAGGCATCTCCAGCCCCAAGCGGAAGAGCAGGTACGTGCAGGAGCGGAGGAAATCAGGAGGACCCTAAGGAGCGCCGGGGTCAGCGAGGAAGTTATAAAGGGGCTGGGAAACTTGGAATCACCGGATGTTACCAAGGCATACGAGGCCTTGTCGGAAGCTAACAAACTGTCCGCTAATCTCCCAGAAGATACCTCTGCCGTCCTCAAAGAGGCGGTAGGTGGTGCCATCAAAGAGCAAGAGTTTCGGCTTGGGCGTCTTGCCTCGACACAGCAACTCCTTACCAACCCCAATGGTCCTGGGGCTGTTAACTATGCTTTTCAAGTCCCCCCTCAGGATTTTTTCCAGAAAAGCATAGATAACCTGCAAGCCCTTATCTTTACGCTGGCCAAGTCTGGCATTGGGGGGGGCAACATGGATAGGGCATTCAGGGAGTTCATGGCGAATCCCGGAGGGACCGTAGCATCGAGGGGGGCACAGGTTACGATGTTAGCCCAAGCGCTTGGCACTACGCCTCAAGGATTGATGGAGCTATGGCGTCCAATCAAACTGGCGGCAGACATGGAGGCCAAGCGCCTTAAAGAGGGCGGGGGGACGGTAGAGGAATACGAGAGCGCTGCCAAGGCGTTAGGTCGGGGGGATTTGGTGGGCAGGGCTGCCGAGGAGTTTATCACGGGCGGCAAGAAGGGAAAGGGCGTGGATGTCGGAAAGCTTGCGGACACGCTGTCCGGTAGCCTTGATGCCTTCCTCGATATGCCGGACATAAGTTCCAATATGCAAAAGATGGCTAAAGGGCTTGCCGATGCCGTCAACAAACAAGCCGAATTGGCAAAGGAAAAGGACCTTGCCCAAAGCACCCGTAGTACGGCTGACATATTCGCTGCTGCCTTCGAGTACCTCTTCAACAAGATATTCGGCGTCGTAAGCGAAATTGCCGATGGTCTTAGCTATCTGTTCCATGGCCGGAACAGGTATGCTAAGGGGGAGGAGATTAGGGGCATAGAAACGGAAATCGGCACCCCGGAACACCCAGGAATCCTGCGAACGGACCTCGACAAACTCAGGGACGAAAGAGAAAACATGGAAAGGAACATCACGCTTGCCCAAGAACAGCTTGCCTCCGAAGAGGCGTCCGGCAAGCTTCCCAAGGCCGTCCTCGTGGCTCACCGTCAACAGTTGCTCAGACAGCGACAAGGTCTCGGTGAGATAGATGAGGCAATCAGGGAGGGGGAGAAGCGGGTACAAGAGGGCAGTGGAAGGATAACCTTGGAGAGCGATGTGGAGGCCTTCAAGAAGGACGAGACGTACATGCGGGGCATAGCCGAGCAGTATAAGGGTCTGTACCATCCTGCCACTACTCCGGGCGGTATTGCCACTACTCCGGCAGCCAAAGACATTGACAGGACGGCGACCCAAGAGCCTGCGACGGCGGCACCCAATGTCAGCATCAATACCACGACCCAAGTCGGGAGCTTCTCCGTAGCCGGAGGGCAGAATGCGCTCCCAAGTTCTGCGGGAGAGACGTCTTCCCCCATTTTTCCCAACATAAGCGCCCCGTTCAATGCCCTTAGCAAAAATGGTGTGAGCACGAGTGCCGCCGACGCCTATCGCTGGAGAACAGCTGTTGCGGGAGGCAGGTAATGCCACAGCCACCCACCCCTCCCCCCTTTTTCCAGCAAGGAGCCATCCAAGGACAAGGACAGGCCACCACCCTCATCACGCAGGTGGTTCAGCAATACAACTCGGCCAATGGAACCAACGTTGACCCCAACCTCGCCATTGCGGTGGCATCCGTAGAGACTGGGGGCACCTTCAACAGCAATTCATACAACCCCAACAACGCCAACGGCACGCAGGACTATGGGTTGATGCAAATCAACTCCGCCACCATCGCCAGCTTGGCGGGGGCAAACTACCCGCTCAGCAACCTGTATGACCCCTCCACCAACGTATGGTATGGCACCCAGATTCTCAGCCAAGCCCTTGTGGCAAGCAACCAGGACGTTGGTGGGGCACTAGCCTATTATAACGGGGGGACCAAGGCCTTGGCCTCTTATCAGGCGGGAACCTTGGCTACCGATTTCCCAACGGTGAACAACTACGTGAACTCCGTCTGTGCCAGAGCGGGCGTGACCGTCACGGTCCAGCAGGTCCCCGGCGCTGCGCCGTCAAACCAGCCTTCGGATGGGTTTAACAACGTTCCACTCAACCACCTTCCCACCCCTTATAGCCCGCTGCTTCTTTCCTCGCCGACCGTCAGCTACCAATCGCTTTTCCCGGATGCCATCATCAACACGAACCTCGACAATACGCCATGGTATGCCGATACCGGCCTCGTCACCGGAAACCCCAAGGTGCGTGGCTCCGTCACGCCCGTCACGTTCGAGGTCATGTTGCACGACCGCCAGGATGTCTACCTCCCGGTGTCCCCGGTAGACGCCACCTCCGCCGACCGGTATCCGCATTTGCAGGTGCAACTCAATGCCAGCATGAAGACCTTCAGCGTCAACTCACGGCACGTTGTCACCCCCCAGCGGAGCCGCACGGGGTGGCACGTGACGATGTGGGGAATGCAGGCCGACATGATTGAGGGAAGCTGCTCGACCGGTGTGTTCATGAACCAGACAGGCCTTACCGATTTTTTCAGCACCTCTACCTCGGGAATTTCTGCGGACGTCATCCAAGCATTGTCGGCGGGCTTCAAGTACTTGCAGATGGCAAACGTCGACTACGCCAATGCTGGGGGACAGGCGTCCACGGGGGCAGTGGCGGGGGCAACGGTGCAATCCAGCCAAGCCGACTTCAACCAAATGCTCACCGACCTCGGCATAACCTCCAATCAGCCCTTCCGCGTGGCCGCACAGGATGCCTTCGTGGAGTTCCTGTCCCTGTTCAAGATGAACGGGATACGGTGGTTCTACAACAAGGACTTCGAGGCGGAAAGCGGCTCCGGGCAGGGGCAGGCAAAGGAGCAGGTGGACATCGACGCATGGTCCCCGGAGCTTGGCATCACCGCCACGCAGCTCAACGGTCGCATGAACGACGTCATGAGCCGTGGGGCGGTTTTGATGAAGTTCAAGGGAACGACTTATCTGGGGTACTTTAAGAGCCTTAATTGGAACCAAGATGCTCAAAACCCCTTTAGGTGGGATTTTAATTTTGTATTTCAGGTAGAGAAGACATACGGATTTGTCTTCAACCCGACAGGATAACATGGGACAGACACAGATAATCACATTGCCGCCTACGTCCATAACGGTCGAATCCGGGCCTATTGCGCCCGTCCCCACCATTTCCGTCCCCACCCAAGCAGCTTTGGTGCCGCAAGCTACCGGCGACATCAACGACATGAGCGACATCCATGCCTCCCGTCCCGCCAACTCCGCCGTCCCGGTCCAGCTTCTCCCCATACGGTCGGAAAAGCGATTCATCCCCGAAAACGCCATGGCGCTGGCACAGATAGAGTCCGCCGTCAGCATCCAGACCCAAAATGCTCCTACGCCCACTGCCCAAGACTTCTATACGACCGCCGCCAAGCGGGAGTTCGTGGACTACGTGATAGTCCGCCTGCCGCACCGGGGGCTGGATTCCAACGGACGCTACAATCCCGCCCTTACCGCCGAGTACCGCTTCCTGATTAGTCCCCAGACGGCACAGATTGGGCGGAACGTGGAGGATGCCCAAGCATTCACCCGTGCCGGATGGCAATTCGGGGTCTGGGGCGAGAGCCTCATCACCATCAACCTTTCCGGGCACACTCCGGGGCAGTATTGGTCCTACGGCCTCACGGACGGATATTCCTACTTTGCCGAGTCGTGGCGCAACCTCCAGCAGCTTGTCCTCTTCTTCGAGAACAACGGATATTGGTTCGAGGGCGAGGAGAGCAACGAGGGGCCTTTGGCCCCCGGCTATGCCCGCAGGCGCATCAAGAAGCACCAAGACGTCCAGCTTGTCGTAGGCAACTTCATCTGGTATGGGATGTTCCAAGATTTTGGATACACCTTGGATGCCGAGCATCCCTACCGTGCAGAGTTCCGCCTTAGCTTCCTGTCATGGAAGGAAAGATTCAGGAAGTCATCCCCCTACTTCAACAGCCAGCCCACCAACATCGAACGTGGGCATTCATACGGGGCCTACGCCTACATAGCCGCAGAGAAACCCCCCGTGCCGCCTGCCGGGACGCAGAGCGGGACGTCCCTCTCCTTTTCCCCCAATGTCAGCCAGATAGCCCAAGGCTTTGCTAACAGCAAATACAACGTCAACCCATTTTCCCCAGCCATCCAGTCGAGCGCTTACGTCAGTTCTTCCAACGTGTCGATATCTCCGTCCGTTTCGTTGACCCCCAACATCGCCGGGAATCCCAACCTTTTGCAGTCTACGATGGGCGACACAGGAGGCTAAAACATGGCGGACAAGATAAGGAACATCATCCAGTCGCACGGCGAGCGGGAGGTCGTCAAGACCGCCCCGGACATCGTCGTGTACATCGAGGGGCGTCCCTACCTCATCAACCGGTACATCAACTCGCAGGACCCCAAGAATCAGTCGGACGGAGGCTATACCGTCGTCAACTTCAACGATTTCGTAGATTCATTTTCGGCCTCCTACGACATCGACAACCTTGTCCCTTCCGGCAGCATAACCCTTTCGGTCCCCAACAACCTTAAGAGGCTTTTCCAGTCTCCAGCCGGTGCCGCCAACATCCTTGAGCCAATGATGGAAGTGCAGGTCTTTGCCAAGGGGTATTTCCCTTCCGTGCGGGGCAACACCCTCTACTATCGGGTCTTCAAGGGGCTGATATCCAGCGTCTCTTACGTGGACCCCGGAACCAATTTGCAGATAACGGTCGGCCTTGAGGGCACGCTGCGGCTGCTGGAGATAGCACAGGTGGACTTGGCCCCGGCCATCCAGAGCAACTCCCCCTTGGGCTACCTGACGGTGTTGAAGAGCGACCAATCGCACATGGACCCCTACAAGCAACTTGCCGACACCTTCCTTCGGGATGTTACCACCGCCGGGTTCCAGATGAACTCCCTCCAACAAGCAACCGTGGCGCAGGGCCAGAAGAATAGCTCCGATTGGGCCGACGCCATCCATGAGGGCTACATCCTGAGGTGGCAGGCCAAGCTGGCCAACCTCGTAAAGGACGTGCGCATCTTGGGATACCAGCTTGGCTCCGTGACCAAGGTTGACGACCCATACACCCTTTCTGACACGCTGACCCATGTGCATCAGGATGCTTTCGGGAGCTTGGACCCGGCGTTGACCGCCCCCCGTTCGCAGCGCCCCCCCAACTCTTCTCCTGCCGATACGAGGAACGACCCCGACATGTACATCGACATCATGCGGAAGTACCTCCCCGACATGTCGGTGAGCAGCCTTCAACTCCTCAACGGGAAGATAACCTCCCGCCTGGAGCGCATCCGTTCCATCGTCAACCTCATCATGTACGAGGGATACCAAGACCTTGACGGGGCCATAATCTTCAAGCCGCCGCTGTACAATCTTGACGTGACCAATGGCAACATCGGGACTAATGACCCGAACTCCAGCAAGAAAAGCTTGGCCAACTACATCACGCCCCAGACGAATCCGTTCGTGGTCTACCTCAGCGAAATAGTGTCGGAGTCCGAGACCGAGGATGAACACGCCGTGAGGGTCACCCGCATGACCATGCAGGGAGACTGGCTCACCAACTACCATTTCGATACCGAGAACAGCCGCATCCTCACCCCCATCGTCGACCACATCGACATCGCCAAGCTCTCCAAGTTTGGGCTAAGGGAGGAACCGGCCCGACAGCTTCCCTTCATCCGCTGCCACGACACCAAAATCATGTATGCCTACGCCGCCAGCGAGATGGCGAGGACCAACCGTGGGTACAGGACCTACAGCATCACCATTCCCCTCCGCCCGGAAATCCGCCTCGGATTTCCGATGTATTTTCCACATAAGGACATGTACGGGTACATCAAGACCATAGGAATCAACTATCAGCAGGGGCAGTCGGCCACCATGCAGATAACCACGGACACGGTCCGCAAGCGGCTCCTCATCCCCTCCGTCACCACAATCAACGGCAACCAAGTGACAAGCTACACGAGCCAGCCATATCTCGTCATGCAGTGGACCAAGCCCCCCAACGGACAACCCCAAGCCATCGCTCCGACGTGGTCGTCCCAGCAGCTTACCGGCTCGGCATCGGGGATGACGCAAGGCGGGAGCCCGTCCACGGACATCGTCAATCTCATAGGGAACGTCCCTACCCAACGCCAGCCACAGGATGCGCCGTTCTCCCAAGATGAGTGGGCCTACATCAAGAGCATGCGGGAGTCCATAGGCAGCATGTGGTCTTCCAGGTTCGATACCAAGGACTATTGCTACCGAGTGCAAAACGATATCACCACGGCTGACGACGAGCAGATAAAGGATTCCAGCGGAACCCCCCAGCCTACGGGCATAAGGAGGGATACGCACTTCTTCAGCAGCGATTACTGGCAGGGCGGCATAAACTGGGTGTACTACTACAAAATCCTCAACTGCCAGCCCTATACCGACGAAAAGGGGTACGAAGTCGTATCGCCGTTCCCGTGGGGCAGGTGGGTCACCCTCCTTGACGCCATAAGGGAGACCCGTCTTGGCATCCTCACTTCGTCCTCGGCGGCAGCCCTAAGTGCAGACGAATTGGCCGGTGTCCAGAGCTTTTTGTTTGCAGGCATGGCGGCACCCAACGACCCGACCATCGTGGGGCAATTCTCCACCTTGCAGCTTGGACAGCTTCACACCGGCACTCCCGGCACGTCCGAGGCTTCCGGTGAGGTAAGCTCCCTGTTCGATTCCGTGGAGCTTGATTCCGTCATCGAGCTTGAGACGCCGGACTTCAACTATCCCGGCACTGACAACAGCCTGACGCAGGACCTCCAGCCGGACATGCAGGAACAGGTGCAGGCACAGACCAGCGACCTCAACGCCGTCAATGATACCCTCGGGGTCTTTTTGACGGGTGGAAAGTCTTCTACCAATACGCAGACGGTCAAGCAGCTTTCCACCACGAAGTCCAGCGAGCCCGTTCCTGTGCCGACGTTGCCAACGCTCACAAATCCTTTGGGAGGTGGTAATAGTTAGCCATGTCGCTTCCTGTCAGCAACGTCCATCTTTATAAAGACCAACCCTCTGCTCCTACGAGGATGACGGAGCAGTTTCAGGTCTTCCTTGGCGTTGTCAAGACGGTGGACTATGAACGGCAAATCTGCACGGTAGAGGACGTTCGCAGCAAGGTGACTTATTCCGAGGTGGGAATTCTGCCCGCAGCCTATAGCTCCTATGAGTCCACCGACATCCCGATGCCCGAGCAGGGGGCTACTTGCTTGTGTGCTCCTCTCTTTTATTTCGGCGGGCATTCCCAAGTCGCCATCATTTCGTGGACGCTCTCGCACGTATCTCGTGCGCAGGACTCCATCTCCATGCGAGAATTGGAGGGAGTCGCAGGACTGAACGAGCGAAGACGCGGCAACTACCGCAAGGCCTACCCCGGCCAGCGTGCGGCTTCCTATTCGCAGGGGTATACCGAGCGCATCAACCCCGGATGGGATAGGGCCTCGGCGGGGTTCGACCGGGAGAACGTCGACCCCAACAGCCGCACATGGAGCATCGTGACCTCCCGCCGCGTCAAGTACTCGGACGCGGGCCTGACCTTCGAGGGGCCTGCGGTCCGCCCGGACGCCGACAACATCAATCCCACCATCATGCCGGACGGGTCGAGGGAATACACCCTGTTCCTACAGCCCGGCTCCCAACTATCCGACCGGTACCTCGACAACCAGCAGGACGTCACGCCGTTCGTGGAGAACACCACGAGGGTGCAGGAGTTCGCCCTCGACTACCCGTTGCCGCCCGAGGTCTTGCAGACCGACCTCTTGGACTACGTCCTCGGCACCACGCAGAGCCCATGGGTACGCACCATGGTGTCGGCGTCCGGCAACTTCCAGGTCGATAGCACGACCTATTTCGCCACGCAGGCCTTCGACCATCCCACCCTTCCCGGCACTGCCCCCGTAGGCCCGACCCTCGGGGAAGGCCCGACTCCCGCCCGCAAGGGGTTCATCCTCGAACATACGGAGGGGACGCTGGTGGGCTACAACCGGTTCGACACCAGCACCTACGGGCAGGTCCTCAAGCCCGTCCTCTCGGCATTGACCGCCAATACCGCCCTCAATGGCGGGGGAAGATTCGGGGCGGACTTCGAGAGCGGGTACAACCCCGTCACCGATTCCACTGACCATGACGAGGCCCGGCTAGCGGCCTCAGCTTATTCCACACGCTTTCCGAACGAGTACAATACTACCCGCTGGGACGTTTCCAAGGAAGGCATGCTGACTTTCGAGGTCGGCAGCACCATTCCCCAAGAGAACACCGACTTTCCCTCCAATCCCGCCCCCAACGGAATCTACGAGCATCCGCACGGGGCTGGAAGGTCCGTGGAAGGGCATCTCGTGGGCAGCCTCAAGCTGGTCGTCGGAAAGAACAGGGACGAGGAGGATGCCGTAGACTTGCAGGCACTCGGCCAATCGGTCATTCGCCTCGGGTGCGACGACGCCAGCCTGCCCGACTCCGGGCGCTCCGTGCAGACGCAGATACGGGGCAGCAAGGACGCCGTGCAGCGCCGGACGCTCCAGTATTGGACTTCCGCCAAGCTCAGCCCCGGAGACCCCGGAAACCTTGAGGACAAGACGGGGGCGGAGAGCGTCAGCATCCGCATGGCCACTGACGGGGCCATCGTGGCACGCCTCGGCGGCAGGAATATCAACGCCCTGCGGCGGCACCTCGTCAACGGGTATACGGACGGCCAAGGAAAACAGTTCGTGACGGGATACACGAACTCCCATAGCCCCGGCAGGCCGACTTACGGGGCGGGAGACACCAACTATGCCTTTACCCACGGGGACCGGACGAACATATCCAACCCTCAGCCTACATACGTGGGGTTGAGCGGGGCGGGCTCGCCGAGGATTGGATACGTCCCATACAACCAATGGCTGGGAAACCCCGTCCTTCCCGGCATGGATGGACACGGCCTGAGCCTAGACTTCCACGCCGTCAGGGACGTCCTTTTGCGCATCGGCAAGAACCCGTCTTCCGGCCAGTCATTGCTGCTGGACTTGGACGGCGGCATAGTGCTGGCGGCGGGCAAGGACAACCAAGGACGCTCGCTCACGGGCGCTCTCGACGGCGGCGTCGAGATGACCATCGGCCAGAGCAGCGCCAAGAAGGGGCTGCGGCTGGAAATCAATGGGGATGTTGACCTCATGGTAAAGGGGAATTTCCATCAGAGCGTAACGGGCGACTACATCTTGGAATGCACCAACTTCAGGAGGATAACCAAGCTGGCGGACATCACCACGGCGCAAGATATTCATTCCGTGGCGCTGGGCATGCATACGGTGGAAGCGCCGATAATCCAGAGCAACGGGATTTCCTATCCCTATCAGCAGAGTTGGACTTAACATGGGCGGATTCACGCAGCAATTACAGAACGCGGAGCTTTGGCCGATAAAGGCCAAGAAGCAGGTCACCAACTGGAACCCGCTCGGCGACCCATCGGTGGAGAACTTCTACCACAAGTCCCTCGAAGACGGCAGGGCGCTGGAGACCAGCGTCACCGACGCCAACCACTGGCTCATCCAGCGCCGGAACCAGATAAACGTTGACATCCAGCACATGTTCGACAAGGTCAAGCTGGCCACGGACGGCAAGCTGGACAACCCTTGGCGTGCCATCAAGTACGGCTATGACGTCATCACCTTCATGCAGAAGGTGTCGGCGTTCGAGCAAGAAACCATCGCCCTCATCCAGGCGATGGTCAAGAACGTCGGCATCATCCAGTCCATGGAGCAGAACATCCTCCAGAGCATACAGGCGAACCTGAACGCCGTCGCCAGCCTGCTCCACGACATCTGCAACTGGGCGCTCCCCGACCTTCCTGCCATCCCCAACCTGTTCAGCGACGGCATCTGGCACTGGAATGGGTTCAACTTCTTCCCCCTGTCGAGCTTCATCCCGCACCCCAACTTCGACGTGAACTTTGCCTTCGGGCAATGCAACCTGCACGTCCCCAACGTGAACATCCTGAGGAACTTTCCCAGCACCGTGCAGAGCTATGACGGCCTGACTTATGGCACCCCGCTCTTCGTCCCCCCGCTCGGCGGGCTCATCCCCAACACCGGCGTCAACCTCAGCGACCCGGCGTTCATAGCCCAGATGCAGGGGACTACCAAGGTACCGTACTACACCCCCGACCAGGCCTACCCCAACTACTTCAACCCCAATACCTCCATGCAGGGTAGCCTGCCCAGCCCTAGCACCGTCATCTCGAACTATCAGATGCCTTCGGCGACCTACCAGCAGAATGTCGTCAGCGCCGTACCGAGCCTGCTGCCGGACGTCGTCGAGCCCACAGACCCGGACTACACCAATCCCAACTACGCCGTCCGCCAGCCTACCCTGCGCAAGGACCTCGTCCGCTACGTCACACTCGGAAACGTGGTGGATAGCAACTTCGACCCCAACCTCACCTCGGCGTGGGTCTTCTACGTAAGCAGCTCCCGTGGGGGCAGGGCGGGGCAGTGGATTGCGAACTTCGAGGCGGCCTACCAGAACTATGTCCAGCCGTCCGTGACTTACCTTGCCAGCAACCCCATTCCATGGAACCAAGTCTTGCCCGGCACCGTGCTGGCGTCCGGCCCGCAGGCGCTCCCGCTCACCCTGGCCCTCATGCCGGGGAGCTCGCCTCCCGCCTTCACCGAGGAGCAGGGAAACATCCTGTGGAAATTGTCCTACGTCGAGGCAGCCATCTTGGGCTATCCCCGCAATACGACGTGGGACGGGTATGCCGACAACAACTACGTGGGCAGCTTCACCGGGACGGACTTGGACTATGCATTCGTGACCATCGACCCGACGTCAACCGTCACGGTGACGCTGGGCGAGGGGGAGGCCGCTTATCCGGTCTCCTGCACGTTCCCGACCGCCATAGCCAAGGCGATGGCGGAGGTCATCTCGACCGCCGATACGAGGATTGGGCTCGTCGCCACGTACCAGAGCGTCCACCCGCAGAACCGCTACACCTACGACCAGTTCGCCATCGCCTCCTCCGTGGACAAGTATACCCAGTTCTGGCGGGACTTCAACTACAACCTCCAGTCGTTGCTCGTGCAGGATACCTACATCGTCGGCTACGTCTGCGGATACGCCGACGTCCTCGACTCCGCCATCGACCCCTTGGGCAACCCGGCAGACTACAATGCCGTGATGGCGGACGCCAGCAGCCGCATCCGCACGTGGGTGCCGGGGTTCCCTCTCTTGGCCATTCCCATCGCCCCCATCGTGGTATACTCCAACAGCGTGTTGCAGAACCCGAACCAGACGGGATGGTCGGGGACGAGCTTCGACGCCGCCTCCTACCTTGCCCGCCCTGACATACAAGGCCAGTCCATCCCCGTGCAGCAGGCGATGCTCTACTGCAACGTCACGGCGGCCAACCTGATGAGCTTCAAGTCCCAGATAGCCAACGAGCTAAATACGGCCATCAGCAGCGTCCAGAAGCAGATTCAAGGAGCCTCGAACTTCGGCTTCCAGGTCGAGGTGGACAACTCCCCTACGGATGTCCCGCCCGGCATCGCGGGCGCTCTCGTGGCGTTCGACCAAGTCGATTTTGACCTTACGGGGTACGTCACCAGCCAGACGACCTTCACCATCACGGCGGCGGGCGCTTACGTCATATCCGGCCAACTGTCGTGGGAGGCGGGCGCTGCCGGGGTGAGGACGGTGACGATATACCTAGAATCCTCCCCTCCCGTGGTCATATTGACGCAGTCCACCGACCCCAGCCAGACTGGACCCGTCGCTCTTCCCTTCAATGCTACGTTCAACTTCAACGTGGGGGACGTCATCCAAGTCTGGGCGACCCATAGCTTGGCCGCCGACCAGACCGTGGGGCCAGGAAGCCTCCTGAGCGTGATAATGTACCAAAGTACCCCCGACGTCACCCCCGTCGTCCCGCCTTCGCCTACGTCCAATGGCTCGGCGACCTTCGTCGCCTCCGTAGACATGCCGCCCCTGACGGCTGTCTACGTGGACTCCTCGGGCGGCGTGTCTCCCATCGACCCCACCGCCGTGAATATGAGTAGTCCCCCGTTCGTTTATGACTTCTACCCCTACATCGACGGCGTCACCCTCTCGGCGGCGCAAGCCGGGGGACCCGTGACGGTGGCGATAGGATATGGCTCCGTCTTCCAAGTCCCCGGAGCGGGATGGGTGGCTGGCGGGCTCCTCTATGCCGGTGCGGGAGGGTTTAGCCCCACCGTTGACCCCGGACTCCTGACCCAAGACTACTCGGGGGTCATACTCCAGAACTGTAGCTGGGTCATCGTCGCCGGACGGGCACTGGATGACCAGACCTTCGTCTATGAGCCGCACATCCCAACCAGGGCGATAATCGCCTACTAGACAAACTGTCACATCAAACTTTTCCGGGAAAAACCCCCCGGAACGCGGTATTCTATAACTATCGGAAGCGAGACTGTATGGACATTGCCCGCCGCTGGGCGGAAAGGAGAGGAAGGAAAGGCGGAATCTTGCAGTAAAAGGAGGAAAATTTGAGCGGAACCAAATCACTCTTACTCTCCCTCCTGACGTTGGTCGGCATTGCCTTGCCAGCTATGCCGCAACAGCCCGTCGAGATAAAGTGGGAGACCACGGGACGGGCATCCTATTATGGAAGGGAACGTCAGGGGCATCTCACTTCCAGCGGGGAAGTCTTTAACTACCACAAACTTACAGCGGCCCATCGGACCTTGCCATTCGGGAGCATCGTCCTCGTTACCAACCTGCAAAACGACAAGAAGGTGAAGGTCAGGATTAACGACCGTGGGCCGGGTTTTCCCGACAGAATCATCGACGTATCCGCCGCCGCTGCAAGGGTTCTCGGATTCAACGGCTTGACGGACGTCAAGGTTGACGTCCTCTATTACGGGGACGTCGAGCCGGACTACTCCTACCTCGCCCTCGTCTGCGGGCCGAGGCAGGGAGGGGCCAAGCCCTGCGGCTCCCACTTCGTGTGGGGCTATCAGGACCCAGCCCAGACGAAGAGGGAAACACATGAGAATATTGATGTTGCAAGAGGACTTGTTCAGGTACCTACAGTACGTCGTAACGTCCCACGCCCGGTCGGGAATCGAGCCGGAAGAAGCGTTATCGCTTCACTATCTGCAACTAGCGGTGAAGTCCGCCCGCTCCGTAGATGAGCAGCAGGTAGCCAAAGTGGGAATCAGCGGTTCGGGGGATGCTTCGGTGTCTGTGAAACCGAAGAGTATGGCTGACTTGATGCCTTTGCAAGAAGTGGAGTATCCTAAGCCCCCAGTAGGGGTTACGGAGGGTGACTAATGGGATGAAATGACCCTTGGGAACCAACCCCCGAGGAGCAGAAGAGAATTCTCAAACAGGAGAAGTTCCAGCGGGAGGTCGAGAAGCTTCATAAAGAGCTTCTCGCATACAACTGCGCTTACTTCACGGCGGAGGAGCTTAGACGGCTCATAGGGATGCCCTCCGCCCCCAACCAATACGCCGTGCCTTGGTACGATGATGTTGACCACAAGTTCTTGAAACGGCTGAAGAAAGAAGCCCCAGACCGACTTCGTGGGTGCGGAGACTGACATGGATATCCAGATGCTTCCTCAGCAAGAACAGCGAGTGGAGACGGGTGTCGTGCAGTTCGGCGACGATTGGCCGGGGGTGTTCATCCGGGGCGACGATGCCTTTGCGTTTGCCCTTTACCTCGGAAACCTGCTCAACCGAATCCCCAAATCGACCATTCTTTCGATGAACAGCATATCGGATATGAACGTCTCCGCCTTGTTGGAATTGCTGAAAAGCTGCCGTTTGAGTTAGGCTATCGAGGCGTAGAACATCAAGGCGTACCCGGCTATCGTCTCGGCTTGGTCCAGCCCGTTGATTATCCTCCGGGCGTTCACGTAGTCATATCCCCCTCCGGGCAGCACGAAATCCGAGAACTTCTTTCCCGTGAACATGCCCAGCCGCATGCCCGCCGAGGCAATCTTGTAGGAGATGGCGGGGTCCAGCGCCTCCTCCGGGTTCTGGACGAGGTCAACCCCCGCCACGCCGCTGAACCTTTGGTAGTTGTCCTTCCACGTAATCTGCACGTACCCGCGTCCATAGTAAACCTTTCCCGTCGCCGGGTCTGGGACGCCGTAAGGGTGCCCGGCCCCGTGCCCCCATTCCTCCACGGGGGCGAAGGTGTATGCCGTCTCGTGCCGGATGGTGCCCAGCATATAGGCGACGAAATGGGGGTCGGTGACGTTCGTGTCGGAGAGCAGGAAGCCCAGCAGTTGCCGGTATCCCGCCTCGTGCCCCAGCGGGGGCCACGGATAAGCACTGACAATGTCATCGAGTGATTTCATACTTTTCTCCATCTATACCGCCACGTCTAGGTAGGCGGCATCATCGGTGAAGTCGATGTTCACGACCATGGTGCTGGCACTCCCCATGGGAGGCGAAAGGCCGATGTCCTCCGCTCCGGGGTCGGGGGAATAGATGACCGATATGACTCCGTTGGCGTAGGCCATCCCGGAGGGAAGAAAGCCTATCAGGTTGGAGGCATAGTTGGGGTTCGACGTGGCGAAATTGTCCGCCAAAAGCAGGTTGTCCCCCAGCAGGAACGTCATCCAGAGGTTGAGTTCCGGGGTGGTCTCGTCCAAGATGGTGAGGCTTGCCCTGCCCAGGAGCAAGAGGGCCTGCGCCGGGAAGGACGCCCCATCTCCCCGATAGGGTCCCGTCCCTTCGCTGAACCATGAGGCTACCTGCGGGGGGGAGCTTTGCGTCCCGCTGACGTAATAAGCGCCGTTGAAGGCAAACCCCGTATGCCCATTGTCTTCAGGGAAGTAGAAACTGTCGCTGTCCAATCCCTGTATGAGGGCAGTCGCCACCATGGGCTGGTTAAGGTAGTTATAAGGGACATTTGCCATCCTTAATCCTCCGACTTTCCTCTACTAAGTAGATGCAAAGTCAGGGCGCAGGTGCTTATGTTTGAATATCCATCGGTGGTTTCCAGAACGCTCGACCCGACCGGCAAGAGCCTTTTGACCGTCGTCGGCCTGCACGACCACGAGATTTCCGATGCCGACGTCAACCTCATCCAGGACCTCCAGAGGTCCAAGGTACGGCAGCTTTTGGCGGACGGCCCGGCGACTTCCGGCTGCCTGACGTGGAAGCCGTTCTCCTTCGACACCACGGTGGCCAACACTTTCGCCATCCCCCAGTTCGACGTCCTCTTCAATGGGGAGCCCGTCACCATCGCTGGTTCGTTGTCCGCTGACGTGACCCTCAACAACGTAGTCCTCCCGGCACCGATTTTCTGGAACATAGACACGGGAGACGACCCGGCAAGAATCTATGTGGTGTTCCTTGAGCTTTGGTACCAATCCTTGGACCCCACTACCGGGGTCGGCTACTACCAAGACCTCACTACCGGGCTGAACTACTTCTATCCCTATGGATGCGTCACCCCCGCCCCCAGCCTGCTCGAATCCATGCCGGACGACTCCGTCGACATCTTCAACCAAGGGCTCTACACGACCCAGCGTGCCCAGATACAGTGGAGGCTCAACGTCCAACGTGTAAGCCTCACTTACAACTTCGGCATCTATCGCTACGGGCTCGACCCGAGCGGGACGGGAACCATACAGGCGGTCTATGCGCAGGCAAGCCAGTCGCAGCCCGTCACGGGCAGCACCGTCTACCAGTTCACCAACATGGGCACCGTCAGCGGGGACACCGGCCTGTGGCAGGCGGGAGACGGCGACCCCACCAACATGCTCGGGACGATGGATGGCTACAGCTACGCCATGCCGGTCGCCGTGGTCTTCCAGCGTAACTGGGGCGGTTTCTCCCTGGCCAACAACATTTTCGGATGCGGCAATCCGCAGGTCCCCGATTCCGGCCTCTTGGCGAGCGACGTTTCCGGGAGGTTCGACTCGCGGTTGGCCGACCAGATATACGAGGACGACACGGTGGACACGAGGCAGACGGTGAGCCTCGATGGTTGGGATTATGAAAAACTTACGGGAGAAGGCCTTACCGACCTCATCACGGGCGACTTGCACGCCGCCATAGGACGTGGGCAATCCCCCGGAATGAGCCCTACGGCGCTTGGCTCGACGCTCGACTACTACGTCTCCATGTCCTCCTCCGCTGTCACCAACACCAATACGGTGGGGGCATTCGATGGGTTCTCCAACGGCTTCAGTTCCGACCTCAGGACCTACTATGCCACCCAACGGGTGACCATCAACATGAAGTCCGTGGGTACCAACGGCGCGGCATGGGCGCAGAACGACGCCTTCACTATCTCCCTGCCTACCAACGTTGCAAGCGCAAAGGTCACCATCACCTCCGCCTTCGTGCAGGGGTTCAATAGCCCCACCCCCAGCCAGAAGGTCCCCATCAACCTCTTGTCGGGGCAGATACTCATATCCGGGCTCAACGCCTCCGCCATCACGGTCTCATTCCCCTACAACCTCGTCGGCACGGCGTTCGACCCCGGAGCCAACAACCTGTACGTGACCCTTGGGGTCACCTATCCGGCAGGAAGCAACACCAACCTCATCCAGACCCCGTTTGCGGTCGATGGCGGGACGCTCTACGACGCCACCACCAGCATCACCCTTCCCGTCTATGGGGTTTCCGAGTACGACATACAGGACCAGCAATTGTTCGCCGACGCAGCCACATACCAACTGTGGGCGTTCAACCCCGAGTATTCCAGCGTTGCCTTCGGGACCAGGATTTGGGTCGAGGTTCCGGGCTCCTCTGGTGTCGGCCAGACCGTGGCGGGAAGCCCATCCACCACCTTCATCGTCAACAGGCTTGGTATAAATGGCAATTATGACGGATTGTACGTCGTGTCGGCTTGGGACGAGGCTAGCGGGAACGTTTATTCGATATCATCCGTCAGCATCAGCGGAGGGAACTGCATCGTCACCGTGCAGGGGGCGGTGTCCTCCACCTCCACGGTAATCATGTCATTCATGGCCAAGGATACGGCGCAGGTGGCGTTCAATGCCCCGGTCAAGGGCATCACGGAAATCGAGGAGACCGTGCTGATGTCGTCTCCTGCCTGCTGGCCTGCCGGTACGGCATCGTTCAACATGGACCCCCGCGTGACCATCGAGGCGGTCTCCTACAATTCCACCACCAAGGCCAGCACGGTGGTCTTGGCGGGCAACGGATGCACCATAAAGGGGATATCGGGCAACGACACGACCAAGGTGATTTGGATTCTCGGGCAGCCCGGCACCACCGTCAATGCCGTGACCATATCGCTGGCGGACTTCAACAACGGCTTGGTCACCGTCACGGTGACGAACATCGACCTGACGTCCTATCCCAACGACCAGTTCTTCTTCGTGGGCTCCATCCTTCCCGCCCTCGACCCCGACTCCGTCCTGACGCTGGAGGAAAGGTATGTCCCTTACCAAGGAGAGGGGGTCACGGCCCGGAACTATGAGGTCCTCTATACTGCCGACAATGCCCTCGTGACCTCCAACGGCACGGGGGCGGCCCCGCAGATTGGGCTTTCCGACGTCTATCCATACAACCGGCAGTACCCCATCATCCTGTCCCTGCCCAAGCAGGTAAACTGGTCGGACGCCACGCTGACGAACACGCCTTTGTCCACGATGTTCGACAACAACTACGTGGCGATGCGGCAAAACAACGTAGAGACGACGTTCGAGGTGCCCCTGCACACGAACGACTTCATCCTGCCGATGAACAAGGACATCAGGAAGCAGATACAGCTTGTCCAGAGCGGGAGCGGAGGAAGGGGATTCCCCAGCGCCGTCCCGCATGTCGGCTTCGCCATCACCGCCCCTACCGCCCGCACGGTGCTAGGGCAGAACTTGCAGTCCACCATCGCCCCGATTGTCCTCTACGTCAACAACGTGAGCGGGAACGACGGCAACTCGGGACTGGACCCAGCCGACGCCAAGCTGACCATTACGGGGGCCATCGCCACGCTTCCTCCCGTCCTCCGCCATCCGTGCTCCATCCAACTTGTCTCCACGAACGTGCCCTACAGCATCTCGAACCTATCGTCCAGCTTGCAGGTCATAGCCCTCGGGGACGGAACGTACCGCACGGCCAAGTGGTATGCGCTCGCCAACCTCGCATTTTCCATACAGGAAGAGGGGCGCATCGTCATCACCACCACAACAGGGGCCACGGCACCTGCCGTCATCGACGCCACGGGATGGGCGGGATTCGGGGATGGGCCTACCTCGGCCTTCTTCATCGACAACAGTCGGGCGCTGTTCAACAACATCCAGTTCCAGGGGTTCACCAACCCAGCCGTCTACGGCATCGACTCCGACGTGGAGTTCGTCGGCTGCATGTTCCTGAACAATGCGCAGGCAGGCGGTTTCGAGCAGGGATGCGGGGTCATCCTGACGGGTGGTTCCATAAATCTGCCGACCTCGGGCAACGGCTTCGTCCTGTCGCAGTCGGAACTCACGGTGTCGGGCATGGCGCTCACCGTCCTGCTAGGCGTTACTCCCGGAACGTTCTTCACAGCCGAGCGGTCGTCTTGCCTCAACCTATCAAACCATGCTGCGGTTGCCGGGCAGGAAACCGACATCTCTGCTGGCACGGTGGTCGCTTATGCGCAGCTTAACTCCAACATCGTGGCGGACAGCAGCTTCCAGACGGCAGGGCAGGCGATACTGACGGCAAACTCGGTATTGTCCCGTTCCGCTACTATCGACCCGTTCTTGGGAGGAATCACCGTGGACAAGACCTCCTCGGTGGTCACCCAGCTATAGGATGAGACATGAGCCTACCTAACCTTCCATACTCGCTAGCCACGGTCGCCACCATCGACCAAGACAGCCTCTTGACGGTGAACTGGGTGCCGACCAACGTGCCGAGCACCTCCGACCCGACAGGCATCCTTTACCTCATATATTCCGGGTGGAACATCTTCCTCAACCTCGGCAACCCTCCCGGCACGTATTACGCCACCTATTTCACCAATGGCTTGGGTGCGGGGGGAACACTGACCAGCCGGGCCTTCCAGCAGGCCATCACGTCCAGCAACTTCAGCATCAACATGGACGCCGTGTCTTCGGACCAGACCCAGTACCTCAATGGCCCCGAATGGCCCGCATTCCTGAATTTCCCGCCCCAGATTACCAGCAGTTTGGTGTCGTGGGACAACAGCACCCTTGAGCTTGGGCAGACGCTCACCATCACGCTGAGCGGCAACTACCCTTCCGCCAACGTCGACGGGAGCAGCGTCAGCGGGTGGCAGGTGGGATACCAAGACCCGTCGTCCCAAAACTGGAGCTACACGGGCTGGATGCCCTTGTCCAACCGGGTGGTGACCAAGATTTTCTCCACGCCGGGCACTTGGAACATCTCCGTCCAGACCCTCAACGACTTCAGCAATTCCACGCCTCCCGTGAAGCTCATGCGGTCGTTTGCCTTTTCCGTCTTCGTGGTCAACCAAGAGTATTCCGCCGCCCCCGAGACCTCCATCACCGGCACCCTCGGGGTCGCTGGCGAGGCGGGGTTCGAGATTGTGGACAACACGTCCTTGGCCGCCGTCCCGCAGCCCTTCGAGGTCATCGTCCGCAGCGCCGTCCGCGACACCATTACCAACGAACTCAAGCTCCTCGTGGCCACGAGCCGCTATTCCAATGCAAGCTCGCTGTTGGGCACCATGGCCCTCGACGTCTTCCCGTTCTCGGGCCGCCCGCAGGCCAAGGAACTCATCGAGCCCTTGGCCATAGTGACGTCTACCGGCATTGCCTCCCCCGTCAAGATACAGACGGCCTCCCTGCCGAGCAACTCGTATGTCGGGAAGCCCATCGTAGACTTCGACATGTCTGCGACGGGCGGCACCGCTCCCTATAGCTGGTATTCCAACGGGCTCCCGCCCGGACTCAAGATGAGCATCGACGGGACCATCAGCGGCACGCCGACTCAGCTTGGCAACTTCACGGTCAACGTCTCCGTCCAAGACAGCACCGTCCCGGCGTTCATAGCCGAGGTTACGTATACCTACACCATCCCGACCGACTTGGCCATCACCACCACGTCGCCCTTGTTGGGGGCCACCGTCCTCACTCCCTATTCCGTCCAGTTGCAGAACAGCGGCGGGATACTCCCGTTCACGTGGTCGATACAGGGAGGCTCGTTCCCGGTCGGCCTCGTCCTGAGCCCGAACGGCCTGCTTTCCGGCGTTCCCTGCACTTACGAGACGTCCGATTTCTCCATCCCATTTTCTGCTACCGTGCAAGTGACGGACGCCGTGGGGGCGCTTGCGTCCCAGACATTCTCCATTTCCCTGTCCCCTGCCGCCCTCCAGTTCGGGACACCCGACCAGCCGGTCATCTTTGCCGGGCACAACTTCAGGATTGTGGTCCCGGTATTCGGCGGAGTGCCGCCTTATACGCTGGGGACGGTCACTTACGACGTGAGCCCATTTACGACCATCCTGAGCAACGGGCTGTTCGATTTCGGGGTAAACGTACCGAACAACAATCTCGGCGTCCACAACTTCACGGTGACGGTAAACGACAGCGCCAGCGCCACGGCCACCAAGACATTCTACTACACTGCCGCTACCGAACTCACCGACATACTGGACCCCGTGGCGACGTTCGGCTACTACTGGTCGAACGGCGATACGACCTCGATAGCCCATGAGATAGAGGGACCGCTCAGCGGGTTCCGCATCAACCAAGGCAACCTGCTCGACGTGAACACTTCCTATCCCACCTACTTCTCCAACCCCAACGGGCTGGTAGTCACCGTTAACCCATCCTCGTCTATCAGCACCTCGCCGCCAGCATCCCCTCCCGTGGTCGGACCGGCAGTGGAGGTCGCGGGGCCGCCCACGGCCTATGGGAACACGGAAGTCTACGTCCCCATCCCGTTGACCCACCAAGGCAGCGTCGTGGCCACCATCGTCCAGACGTATTCCTTGCCTTCCCATAATGACACCGGGTATGCGGCTGGCGACGTGGGCGTTTCTTCGTCCTACACCCGCCCCTATCTGGTAAACGGACCGGTGGGGCTGAATCCCCAGCGCCCATACTTCAACTCCACGGAGATTATCAATCCCGGAACCCTCACCGCCGTCCTGAAGACCGGCAACGTGCTCCCCACCGGGCTTTCGCTCGACCAAGTCACCGGGCTCATCTACGGCAACCTGCTGGCAACATTCGGCTCCTTGGCGGGAGGCGGCAATACCTCCGTCTTGGAGTACTTTGATTCCAGCGACAACGTCCACGGAATCATCACCATATACTGGGACACGCAGACCACTGCCCCGTTCTCGCTCAATGGTGCGTTGCCGAACGGCACCCTTCAGCAGGCTTACACCGGCACCATCACGAGCAACTCGCCATCCGCCCTCACCACCGCAGCGGTCTACCGTGGGCACTTGCCTACCGGCCTGACCCTCGGGGTGTCCGGCACCAGCGTGACGCTCACGGGCACGCCTACCGAGGCGGGCTTCTTCGACCTCTGGCTCCAAGCGACCAACGTCACCGGAGGCGTTTCCTACACTTACCAACGGCTCGCCATCGAATATATCGTGCCTCTGACCATCCTGACCACCACGCTTGCGAACATCGTCGTGGGGCAGCCTTACTCGCAGACCTTGCAGGGATATGGCGGAGTACCACCCTATACGTGGACTTGGGACGCAGCCGTCAGCTTCCCGGCCTTGATTGGCTCAATCAGCCTCAACGCCTCCACGGGGGCGCTCACCGGCACCTATAGCGGCTCGCCCACAGGCCCGTTCAACGTCACCTTCACGCTCACCGACAGCGACGGCACCGTGACTACCCAAGTCATCCCCATGGTCGTCAGCAATGCCTTGGCCATCACCACTGCGGCGATTCCCGCCATCCCCGGCGACAATTCCCCATACTCCTTCTACCTGACTGCCGCAGGCGGAATCCCCCCATATGCTTGGCAGCCAGCTTCCCCGCTGCCGACCGGAATCACCTTCAATAGCTCTGGCCTATTGGCCGGGTCCACGACCGACGTGGCCTATGGCTCCCAGTTGGTGACCTTTACGGTGCAGGATTCGACCGGGCCTTCGTCCCAGGTGACGAAGAACCTCACCGTCCAAGTGGCCATCAATCCCGGAATGGTCATCATCACCACGGGCGTGGGCGAAATCTACCGTGGGGTATCCTACCTCGGGACCCTCAGCCTCGGCGGGGTAACCCCAACCGTCCCCGTCCAATGGACCATCACGTCCGACGTCCACAACCTGTTCTCGGGCGTAGGTCTTGCCCTGACCCCCGGCTCCTCGAACCAAGGGCTGACGGCATACATCACCGGGCTTTATACCGGTGCGGCATTCTCGGGGTGGATTGTCGGGGTGCAGGCAGCCGACTCTTCCGGGCACGTCGCCACGGCCAACCTGAGCCTTACTGCCGGGACCAACCTGGCAATCACATCCACTTCCCCGCTCCCGCAGGCGCTCGTGGGGAATTCCTATACGTTCCAGTTCGTAGCAAGCGGGGGCGGCTCCCCCACGGGCGGTGCCCCCGCGTATACATGGAGCGGCTCCATGCCAGCGGGATTCAGCCTAAGTTCGTCCGGGCTGTTGTCTTGGCCTTCCCCGACAGCCACGACCCAAGCCTTTACCGTCTACGTGGCGGACGCCATGAGCCCCACGGACAGCGTCAACGGGAACTTCCAAGTCACCGGTTCGGCCAGCACGCTGACCATCACCACCTCTTCGCCGCTTGCGCAGGCGACGGCGGGCGTGGCATACAACAACACCTTGGCGGCCAGCGGCGGCACTTCCCCATACACATGGCAGCTTGTCGGCGGAGCCCTCCCGAGCAATCTCAACCTCAGCACCAGCGGCATCATCAGCGGCACGACGACGAGCGTCGGGAACTTCAGCATTATCGTCCAAGTCACGGACAACGTCGGCTCGACCTACCAGAAGACGTTCGCCCTCACGGTCGTTACCGGACTGACTTTGCATACGGGGATAGACTACGTCAACTCCACCTCCAACCTGTCCCTCGGCGAGGTGACGTCGCTCGACAACGTGACCACCATCAGCCCGAGGGGCAACTACTCCTTCTACGTCGTCGCCACGGGGGTCATCGCAACCCAGACCTCGCAACTTTCTGCCACGGTGCCCACCGGCTATACCGCCACGGTTCAATCCGTATCCGGCGGCATCGCCTACATCGTCCTGAGCGGCCCGTTCGGCTCCGGGTCGGCGGGGAGCAACAATTTCGCCATCACCGTCACCGACGTGGGAGGGGTCAATGCCTCCGCCACGTTCACGTGGACGGTATACACGAGCCTCGGCCCCCTGACCGTGAAGCCATCCAGCGGGACTATCCCGTCCTATGGCATACCCTTGTTCGAGGGCACGGCGGGCAGCCTTCCCATATTCAACAACGGGTCCTCGTTCGTCCTCCCCGGACCGTTTGCAGGGACTACCGTCCCTCCTGCGACGGCTGCCACGGGCATCTTCTCCCTGACGGGAGGAGGAGTGGTGACCTTCGGGTGGGACGGCTCCAACTTCAAGTATTCTTACGCGGGCGGCTCCCTGCCTTCCGGCGTGGCGCTCACTACCGCCACCCTGACGGAGCAGGATATCGCTTGGTACAGCACGGCCAATGGCTTCGACCTGTTCAGCACCGGGCAGGCCCCGACCGGGGCGTTCCTCTACATGGTTGACCCCACGGCCACTGCCGGGCCTACCTCCGTGAGCATACCGTCCAACAACACGACCACGAATACCGTATCGAATTTCCCCTCCAGCGCCGTAAACATCCCTTCCAGCGCCTATGGGACTTGGAACAACCCCGCGAACGTCGAGAGGAACAACGGGCAGTATGCCAGCACCACGGTCATATCGAACCACACCCAGTATTCCACGCAGGTATTGCAGGCCATGGGATTCGAGTTTAACATCCCGTCCAACGCCTACAATATTTCCCTGACCATCACGGCGAGCGCGGAGCAGACCAGCGCATTCGGGCAGGCCGTATATACCACCGTGCAGCTTATCAACGGCGGGAGCCCGATAGGGAACCAGTGGAGTTCCAACGGCACCTTCTCCTGGTCGCAGGGCTCTGCGGGCATCCAGACCATATCGTCCAGCCTGCTGGGGGTGAGCCTCACGCCCGCAATCGTCAACTCCTCGACCTTCGGCCTCAACTTCAACGCTGCGGCCACCCAAGGCGGCGGGGGAACCTCGGTGGGGCTGCAACTCTACTACATCACCATCTCCGTCACGTACACCATCCCCAACTACAACACCTTCACCGTGACGCTGAGCAAGCCATTCTCCCCGCAGCAACAGGGCACGGCGAGCGGCACGGGAAACAGCATTAGCGCCTTGGCGACCATGACCAGTGGCGTCAGCGTGATAAGCACCACGCCCACCTATGGCACGGGGAGCCTCTCCGGTTGGCTCACGGGATGGACGGTGCAGGCCCAATTCCCGAGCGGCACCGGCACCATAACCACCGTCTTGAGCATGCAGGTCACGGGCACGCTGACCTACCTGAGCGGGACCAGCATGCTGGCGGCCCAAGCGGTGACGTACATCAACGCCGCCGTCGCCACGATAAAGGGGACGTACACGTAGGGGGATTGATGGCCGGATATACGGGTTGGAAATACGCCTATGCCGGACCGCCGTTCAATTGGCTGGGACACTTCTCATTGAGCCAGTGGCAGGCGATGCAGGGGTGGATATCTGCCCGGCAGGAAGACATCCCCGAGGTCTCCACCTTCCACCGCATCCGGGCCGAGCAGCTTCGCAAGACGGCTGGGGTTCTGGAGCAATACTACTCCTCCGTCTATCCCGACGAGGAAGGCAGCTACGACGAGGCGTTGGCCCCGACCTTCCAGAAGCCCGTATGGGCTCCGGGACCGTATGGGCACTTCAACCAAGCGGTCAGCGACGACCACCTTCCCATGGTCATGGTGGGGAGAATCAAGAAGGGCATGCAGGACATGTTCCAGCGGCATGACGACGCCGTCTACTATATGAACCAAGTCCGCTGCCTCATCGAGAAGCACGAGGACTTGGCACAGTATGCCAGCGACTTCGCGAAGAGCCCGGCAGGGGGCACCCAGACCAATCCGAGGAACTTGGCGGGGCTCATCTCCAAGATAAACAGCTATTTCTCGAAACCGGAATACCAGACCGTTCTGGTGGACGACGTAAACCAGAGCAACATGTACAAGGGACAGCCGTACACGAGGGTCAACAACGCCGACCCGCCGACCCAGTGGGAGTTGGAGCAGTTCAACCACAGCCTGCCGTCCGACCCCATCATGCTGAAGGACACGGGGACCATCGACCCGACGACGGCTACGATTTAATGAGCTACGACTTCAACACCGGCCTCCAAGCATGCACACATAAAATCAATGCGGAGAGGTATGTCATAGACACGAAGGACTTTATGACACTGCATCTGGCCGCCGACCCCAGCCTCAACATGCGTGCCCCCATCAACGGGCAATCGCAGGTGCAGATGTTCATCAGCGGGGAGCTTGTCCAGCAAGACGACCCTACCTACGGCTACATCTTCTTCCCCGACGCCAACCGGCTCCTGGTAAGCAACACCCAGTTCTACAAAATTCTCTTCAACAAGCCGGTGCGCTGGTACGTCCCGCTCATCGAGGTCAGCTACATCACCTTGCAGCCCTACTGCCTGCGGTGCTGGACGCAAGGCCAGCTCAACGACCTCGCCGTGTCCCCCTCGGGGACGATGCAGCGGGTGTGGGACACGAACAAGCTGGTGCAAAAGGTGCTCAAGTTCGTCCTCACCTCCCGGTGCGCATTCTACCCGCAGTTCACCTGCCCCATCCGAAACTACATAGGCAAGAAGTTCGGGGGGAGCATAACGACCGAGGACGTCTCCACCCAGATTACGGACTCGCTCCAGAACATCAAGCAGATACAGTCCGCCCAGAGGACGGTGCAGAGCGTGAGCCTGCTGGAGATGCTGAAGGACGTAGTGGGGATTTCCGTGACCTCGCCCGACCCGACGTCCATGGCCGCCCAGTGCTCTATCACCTCCTACGGCGACCCGACGACGCCGTCCTCGGTGACCTTTGCCATAGCCTCTAGCAGGAATTTAGTGGGGAGTCAATGATACCGCCTTTCGTAGACATAACCAAGCCGCTCTCGTTCGTTACGCCGGTCATCATGGTGGGAAGTCCGCCCGTGCAAATCAACGCCATGTCGGTGGACTCCACCATCCTGCCCTACATCATCCAGACGGACCCGGAGTTCGTGCGCGTCGAGGTGTCCATATACGGGGCCACGGTGGCCAACTCCTCTCCTTCGGTGGTGTCCGGCAAGAACCAGTTTTCCGGTACGGTGGCCATCGACCTCACCGCAGGCGACAATGCCATCCAGTTCCTCGGCAGGAGCTACGACCCCACCCAAATAGGGTGGGAGGCCAGCACCCCCGTTTCGGCTGGATACAGGTTCGTCGACGACAATGGTTGCGTCCAGTTGGCCTTGTCCTCTACCGGTTCCACGGGTTCCTTGGAGCCCGTCGTGTTCACCATAGCGGGCCAGTACCAAGACCTTTCCGCCAACGTCACCAACATATCCATAGACAACAACAACACCCTCACGGTGACGGCGAACAACAACTTCGCCGCAGGAATGTCCCTGTCCTTCAACGACCTCCAGCAGGCCATGTTCCTGAACGGCCAGATTATCACGGTCAACCCCAGCCCCACGTCCACCAGCTTTACCGCCACCTTCGTGCATGCGGCTTATTCCAGTGCCGTAGCTGAGGTGGGCACCACGGGGGTCGTCACCGTAGATGGCGGAGTGACGTGGGAGAACGTCGGGTTCTACACCATTACCCCCACGGTGCAGTTCACCATCATACCTTACCAGAGCGGGCTAGCCCCCGTCATCGGCTCCCCCTCGGGAATCACCTCCTACAAGGCGCAGGCCGCCTGCCGCATAGAGTGGCTGATGCCCAGCTTCGCGGGCACGGTCGGCACGAAGGTCATGCTGTCCACCGACCCGGCTGGGGTCAATCCTCCCTACGTCCAGTTCGGGGACGCCGTCCCCACCACGCAGGTCAGCCGGACGCAAATCGTCGTGCTCAGCGGCACCACTACCACCAGCTACGACCCCACTACCGGCCAGCAAGTCATCACCACGAACAACAGCACGCAGGAGTTCACCTACAACTATGTGGACGTGACCCCCACCGACGTGAACGGGGCCACGCAATTTTATGCCATGCTGTCCACCGTGGTGCAGGACCCGACCACCAATGCCATGTTCGAGTCCCAGCAGAGCGGGCCGGTGACCTGCGGCTTCATCAACCTGTCCCTCGCCAGCCCTGCGGACTTCCTCGCCCTCCAACGGCAGCAGGACATCGCCGGTCGGCTCATCGCCCAAATCAACCGGCTGTACCCCGACTTGGACTTGACCCCCCGCACGGAGATGCGCGACCTGCTCATCGACCCCGTTGCCGTCGAGCTTTCCAACATGAGCGTGAGGGAGTGGTTCTCCCGGTGTGCGTTGTCCGTGTCGGCCATGAGCCAGATAGACAATGCCAGCGGCAATGGCATCAGCGACCCGTTCAATTCCTCCCCCGTCAAGCAGCAGATTGCCCGTGCCTACGGCCTCAGTGCCTCGGACACGCAGACGTTCATCGACCAGCAGTTCGACCACTTGGGCCAGTCGGCTGGGCTCACCCGTGGCGGTGCTACCGCCTCGGTCGCCACCCTGACGTTCTATACCTATACCCTGCCGACCCAGACCACCACCTTCCCCATCGGCATCATCTGCTCCACGACGGGGGACTCGTCCACCCCGTCCGTGAGCTTCGTTACGACGGGCTCGGCATCCATCACGCCTTCGTCGGCCCCCTCGTTCTACAACCCCATCTACGGATGGTGGGCGGTCAGCGTCCCGGCCTCCTGCCAGACCACCGGCAGCAGTACGAACGTGGGGGCGGGGACCATCGTCACGGTGAACTCGAACGCCCCGGCAGGATGGTCCGTCACCAACCTCGCTTCCGCCGTGTTCGGGACGGACGAGGAATCCAATTCCCACTTCGCATCGAGGATACAGACCAAACTCATCACCGGCATAGATTCCAGCACCCGCAACGGGTACTACAATGCCGCCATCGCCACGCCCGGCATCGTGGCGGCAAACGTCGTGGCGGCAGGCGACCTCGAAATGCTCCGCGATTGGGACAACATCCGCCAGAAGCACGTCTATGGATGCGTGGACATCTATTGCCAAGGGACGTCGTCTTCCGAGGAGGACGACATCGTGGCGTTCCAGTACGAGAACAACGGGACTTTGGGGCTGTATGCCACCTACTCGCTCTTGCAGCCCACCTCCATCACAAGCTCCCTCCTCCAGTTCACGATGCAGAACGCCGCCCTCAATGCCCTCGACTGGCCGATGTACCAAGGCGTGGAGCTTCTGGTCTCCGGCAACGCCGGTTCGTTCTTCCTCGACATAAGCGAGGCGCAGATAAACAAGGCCGGTGGGACGATAAGCCTGAATCCCTCGGCGAACGCCTACTACATCTCGGGTAGCGGGGTGACCCAAGTCAGGATTCCATATCCGTCTCTGGCAAGTCCTATCACCAACCTTGCCGCCGTGCAGGGGTTGGGGAACAATGCCACGTATTCGCTGCTCGTCCGGCTCCAGTCGCCGCTCCAAGACGTGCCGACGAACCAGCCCGTGACCAACGTCAACTCCGTTATCGGGCAGACGTCGCAGACCGGCACCATCCCGGAGGCGATGCTCGACCTCGTCTACACCTCGGACTTCCTGCTCTATGGCGGCTCCAACGAGGCCGGGGACACCGTCCAAGTGGCCTCCACCCCCAGCTCCCCCGTCACCCAGACCATCGTCGCCAGCCTTTCCACGCCGGTCCTTATCGGCACGGCGATGGACGTCCCCGTCAGCCAGACGGGGGCAATCGGCGACGTGCTCTCCGTGAGGTCCACCGACCTGTCCACCCTGTACGTCAACGGCACCGACTACGCCTTAGTCGCCCTTCCTTCCCCGTCCGGCACGCCGGGAGGGCCTTACGTAGGCTCGTACCGCACCTACGGCTTGGAGCTTCTGACGTCCTCCAAGACCATAACGAACGTCGCCATCAACAACAACATCCTCACCCTCACGTGCAACAACAGCTTCGGGGTCGGAGCGCCGTTGACCCTCGACGGGCTTACCACCGCCACGTTCCTGAACGGGCAGTCCATCGTAGTGGCCACCTCCAACGGGGCATCGCTCACCGCCGTCTACAGCCACAACAACTACGGCCCCGCCCCCGACACCGGGAAGGTCACGGGAAGCGCCATACAGGACGGGCAGCAGGTGGTGGTGAGCTACAACCAGTTCACCCTCTACGAACGCCTGAGCTTCGCTTCCGGCGAGGCCCAGACCCTCAACGGCAGCGTGTCCAACGCCTTGGACAACAACGGGTTCGTCTACAATACTTGGCTGCCGGAAAGCTATGGAAGGTTCGACCTCACGCTTGACGGAGCAGCCTACAATGCCGATGGGACCATCAACGTCACGGGCTCCACGGGCCTTGTCGGGGCGCTCGTCCCGCACGACAACCGCTACATCAAGGTGGTTTACGACGGCACGGTCATGCTGGAAAACCAAGACTACATCCTCGCCGTGAGCGGCATCTCGGGAACGGCGACCGTAGCAAGGAATCTGGGCACCAACGCCACGAGCCGCATCCCGGACGGCGGGCAGGTCCTCGTCAGCTACTTCTACGACGAGGCGTTCACCGTAGCCTCGGAATACCCCGCCTTCGTCCCCTTCTTAGTCAACCAGATAAACCTGACCAAGGCTGCGGCGTGCGACGTCCTCGTCAAGGCCATGGTCGCCAACCCCATCGACGTCACGCTCACGGTGACCCTCGACAGCGGCACCTCTGCCGACACGGTGGACTCCGACATCCGCACTGCCATCGACCAAGCCCTCAACACCGCCACTACCACCCTTTACCAGTCCAACATCATCACGCTGGTCTCGGCGGTCAATGGCGTGAAGTCCGTGTCCGTCCCGCTCATCAAGTGCGCCAAGTCGGACGGGAGCTACGACATCGGGTTCGTCATCCCCACGGGTACCCTATGGACGAGCCTTGCGGCGGACCCCGTCATCGCCGCCTATGCGGCCAGCATCGGGCTGGCCAACATGCCGACCAACGGGTTCATCACCGCCAGCGCCGTCCTGCCAGACTCCACCGTGCCCTCGGGCGGACCGGCGGAAGCCTTCGTGGGCCTGCTCTACCAAGGGCAGGAATACGCCCGTACCTACTCCCTCAAGGACTTCCTCCAGAACGCTGCCACGCCGACCACGTCCTCGGGCAACGGCTCGTTCTACATCGTCGGCAGCGCCGACCCCGGCATCGCTGCGGCGTCCCAGAGCGCCTACGCCCAGAAGGTCCTCATCACCATCCCCTTGGACACCACGTCCCCGTCCCTCAAGTACTATTTCGTCACCTATCAGGTGTTCGGAGAGAGTTCGGCCAAGGACGTGACCTTGTCCAGCACCGAATATTTCACGGCGGGAAGGGTGACCATCAACTACATCACGACGGGGAGCTAATGGCGACCAACAACAGCCCAGACCTGCTCTACCAGCTTCCGAGGGAGTCCCTCCTCCTGTTCGAGGACGCCCGCCTGCTCGGGCTCCTCCAAGCCGTCGCCAACTACTACTCCCCGAGGAACGACCAACCCTTCTGGGGGGCGGCCATGCGGGCGATTGCGCAGGAGCTTGCCCGGTTGGAATACGACTACCAGTACGACATCCTCGGTTCCCAGCCGCAATACCTGACGCCCCCCGACATCAAGCGCCGGTTCGCCGCACCGCTCTACATCAAGAGCGCCTATCCCTATCCCGCCCAGTTCGACAAGGGAGACTTCACCGGCTTCGGCACCCTCGACAATCCGGTAGGCTACAGGGACATGCTGGTGGACCTCATCGGGGCATACCAAGAGGGGGCTACGGCGCAATCCATAGCCGACGTCATCTATGCCTACACGGGGAAGACCGTGACGGTGGTCGAGCTTTACAAGCTCATCGGGCAGGGAGTGTACGACCAGTCCGACCGCAACGCCATACAGGTGAGCGTCAACGTGGGGGGAAGCAACCCGCTCAGCAGCATACAGAGCCTCACCCAGTTGCAGGAGGTCGTGGAGAACCTCTACGGGGCCATCGACTTGGCCAAGCCCGCCCACGTGGGGCTGGAGTTCGCCACGGTGTTCGCCGAGACGGAAAAGATAGCCCTGAGCATCAGCGACACGCTCCGCATCATCATCCAGCAGGTGGAGGCACCGCCCATCGACCCCATGCTGTGGGTAGCGCCCATCTTCAACGTCAAGCATCCCAAGACCACGCTGGCGGCATGGGGCAGGAAGATGGCGACGACCATAACGCAGGCGCAATGGCTGGCCTTGCAGCTCGTGCCCGCCTTCTGGGATGCCTCCGCCTCGTATTCCCGTGGGGCGCTGGTCCAATATCCCCCGGTCGAAAGCCCGCCGCAGAGCCCGCCCCAGCCTGCCTACCAGATGTACCGGGCGCTCAAGAAGAACGTCGGCCAGGTTCCCCCGACCAGTCCGGCCTATTGGAAGCCCCTGCCCTCCCCCGCCGCCTGGCAGGCGTACTATCCGATAGCCTCGGGGATGTACACGCTGGGCATGGCCCCGTGGACGGCCTTGTCGCCGTTCTACACGGGGCAGTTCGTCGTCGACCCGAACGGCAATCTTGAGATAGCCACGCAGGGCGGGACGTCGGGTTCCTCCGTCACCTTCAACCCGGAAACGGGGGGAATCACATATGACGGCAATGTCGTCTGGCTCAATCTTGGGGCGAACTACCTGAATGACCCCAGCACGTGGATACAGGTCGTCGACAACGTCCTGAGCCCGCCCGCCGCCCTCCCCACGGGGGAGGTCGCCAACTGGAACGTCAACAACCCGATGGGGCTCGTTGCCCCGAGGGAGAGCGCCGTCTGGGAAGTAAAGAGCGACACGCTCACTATCCTCACCATGGATTAGGAGGAGACATGTTCAAGTTCATAGGTAATGTACTGGTGTACGACAAAAACATTGACGAGAAGACAGCAAATGACGGGTGGACGCATGTGGAAAATGCGGAAACCACCGAGGGCATCTTGAAGGAGTTAATGGGCATGCTCAAAAACGACCGGCATGAGCGGGTTATGGAAGCCTTTGCCGCCTCTCGGCTTCAAGACATGATGAAGAAAGCAGCCAAGATACCTGTCACTTAAGTAGATGGCAACTGAGACCAAGACGGCATACCTTTCCCCGGCGAACGGGACGCTGGAACTCGTGGCGGCCCGGTCGGCGCAGCCCACGGGCTCCATCATCCTCGACCTCGGCATACCGAAGTTCACCGTGTTTTCAATAAAATTCCCCATTCCATCCGGTGGGCCGCTCGCCTTCCAGCAGGTGGCCTCGGAGGCGCTGGGCGTCATGCTGGACGAGATGACGGCGTTCATGATTTCCCTGAACTACAAGAAGGAGGTCATCGCCAAGGTCTATGCCCTCGTCCTGCAATGCTACAAGGACATGGTCGAGGACGACGACCCGAGCAAGCGGGAGAGGGACCCCGCCATCGGCACCGTGAGGGGGGAGTTCCCCCTCCCGAAGGAGTTCATCAACGAGACTCAAAGATTCGTGGTGACGGCGGCCTATAAGCTTGACAAAGAGGTCGTCGAAGCCCTTTCGTGGATTAGGAAGTTTGGTTTCCCTGAGACCGATGAGGGAAACTACTGGTATCACTTTGATTTTCCTAACTTCAAAGTAACCATCACTGAATCCACCATGACAGGACGCCATTGTGCATGGTATGTCGAAGGACCTCACAGGCATAGGAAGGGGTATGGGTTAGAATACCTTCTACGCTTCCTTAGCTTTCAACCGGAACTGAAAGAGGCCAGGAAGGTTTTGAACGATTATTACTGGAGACCTCGTGTACCTGTGAAGAATCTTACGGCAGGCAAGGAGGTCAAGCGCCTGCCGAAACAGCGCCGGATGGAGTTTACCCCGGCCCGGCCCATCACGCCAAGCAAGAACGACGTCCTGAAGGCGATACGCAAGTACCGCTTCCAGACCATGAAGAACCAGCCCTTCCCGCTCTACCTCGTGGTCTACGACAACCTCGGCAACCCCAAGGGCACGCTCTCCTTGGGTCCGGGTTTCCACAACGACCTGCTCAAGATGCAGTACAAGAAGAAGGGCAGCGACGGGAAGACCGAGAAGGTCAGGAAAATCGTGGAGGCGGGCGGCGGGCAATACGTAGGCATAGGGGAAAACGGCAAGGGCGGAGAGATAGTTTACTTCAATAATCCCGCAAACAGGTCCACCCTCGTGCTCGACATAGACGAGAACCTTACCCCCGAGGCCGTCACGAGGAAAATCGAGTGGAGCAAGGCCTTGTTCGAGAAGCGGGCCGGGCAATGGGGCTTACGGTCATATGATAGCGACACCGTGCATGACATCCTCGACCGCCACCGCCCCGGATACGACGACGTGGAGGGAACGAGGGAGCATCTGGGATTCGACGAGCCCGTCCCCCCGGAGAACCTTCCCGCCATCCTCGCGGAGATAGACGGCCTCTCGAACACGCCGGACGACATGCAGAATTTCGTCGGCGTCGTGGTCTTCCTCGTGGAGCACGGGTCGGACGTCCCCGAGGAATACCGCCTGCGGGCCGCCGCACTGGGGGAGGAACTCCTCGGCAACACCGAGGAGGGGAATCCGGGCGAAGAGAGCGAGCGGGGATGGAAGCTATGGAAGGACCCCGAGGGCAGGAAGCGCCAGCTACAGGGGGAGGTCGCCCTCCTGAGCGGAAAACAGACCGCCGTTGCCAAGCAAGGCCGTCTCCTCCGCGAGGACGAGATGACAGCTTGGGGGCAGGGCAAGCAGGACGAGTACTACGCCCAGCACCCGGAGTTGGGTAGTCCGGGGAAGAAACTGAACCTCATGGTCAGTGGCCCCGGATTGTCCACCCCCGTACCCTTGGCAAAGGCGGTAAAGGCCGACTATACCAATGAGCAGGGATACTGGGCGGGGGAGGGCAATGCGGCCAGCGGCATACTGCCCATCTGTACCACTACTGGCCGCATATGCTTCGCATGGCGCAGCCCCTACGTGAACGAAGGGCGTTGCTGGGGGACAATCGGCGGGGCGGTCAAGGAGGGCATGCAGCCCGCCGAGAGCGCCGAGGAGGAGCTTCAGGAGGAGACAGGGTATTCGGGAGGCATGACCCTCCACCCCGCCTATGTGTTTGCGGACCGTGGGTTTAGATATTTCAATTTCATAGGTGAGGTCGGCAGGGAGTTCGGCTTCCACCCCATGAGCGACAGCGCATGGGAGACGGAGGCGCTGGAGTGGATGGGATTGGACGAGGCGCTGGCCTACATGAAGTCCAGCCCCGGCGACTTCCACCACGGGGTCGTCGCCCTGTTCAAGAACTCGGGGCAACTCATCCGGCAGGTTTGCGAGAAGGCAAGGAAGGGAAAAGTCGATGGAAAACAAAGCGTTGCAGGAGCAGCCTAAGGCTGGCCCCAAGATGACCGAGAGGATTCCCAGCCCCATCAGGTCGGGGAACATCACCGTCTACCGCAAGGACACGGGGGAAGTCCTGTACCAAGAGAAGAACATCATCGTGGACATCAGCCGTTGGCTCTTCGCCCAATTCATGGCGTGCGCCAGCCCCCTGTCCCTTTCCCCGCCGCAGGTGCAGCCCGTCAGCATCCCCGCCACGGAGCCCGCTTGGGGCGTCTGGGGGCTAGCCCTCGGGGCGGGAAGCCCGCTGTGGGCACCCACGACCCAGCCGGTCGAGACCGCTGCGCAGGTGGAACTCATCCAGCCCATCGCCCGCGTGCAGCTATCGAGGGTCAACTTCGTCACGCAGGACACGCAGGGGAACTGGAACCCGCAGGCTGTCATCACGACCAACGTGGACTTCGAGACCACGGTAAACAGCACGACCAACAACATCAACCAGGCCATCCGGGAGATGGGGCTCATCGGCGGCGGCATCGCCGACATGGGCAGCTACACCATGCTGACGGCCCCGTACTTCAACGGCAACCCCGCGTCCTATGCCACGGTGAAGGCATCGCAGCAGACGGTCATCTTGCTCAATTACAAGACTTTACCTCCCCTTCTATTGCCTCCGGGGATTGATGTGATATTTGCTTGGATATTTCAATTTTAGTTAACAGATGGAGGATTGTGTAGTGCCCGGACAAGTATTGGCTTTGCAAATCGGACCATGGCACGATTTCGACAACGGCGTGGTGAGCACGGGCTACCGCGTCATACTGACGGTGCGCCGGATTATCATGGAGGTCCAGCATACCGTCTTCTTCGGCCTCAACCTGTTCCAGCCCACCTACTCCCCGTGGAGCACGGGGCAGGTGGACATCGGCTCCTTGTCGGTCCCCGTTTTGTTCAGCAACTTCCTCAAGGAGTTCTACGGCAAAAGGTCCCGCTGGGCGCAGTTCGTGGACCCGCCCTACAACCCGAGCTTCTACCTCACCCGGACCTACGTCCTCGTCCCCCCGCCGCCCGAGCCGCCCTCCTCCGAGGGTGAGATGGAGCTTCTCCACTCCGGGTACGACCCGCTCCAAGGGTATTTCTGCAAGTTCAAGGGCAACTTCCGCCTTTGCATCCCCATCTTCCAGGACTTCCAGGGGGTCACCAACCTCACCCCCGACTACAGCATAAAAGTCAAGTAGAATCTGGTATTATCCGGCATGGGGGAACCATGCGCATATTCCTGATTTGCCCGGTCCGGTATGCCAGCGAGGAGCAGACGACGGGCATTGCCCGCTACGTCCTCGCACAGGAGCAGGTGGAGGGCAACGTCGTCCATTGGCCAGCACGGGACACGATGCAGAACCAAGGGTCGTTAAAGGTATGCGAGGACAACCGTTTCGCCATGGAGCATGCTGACGAAGTCCACGTCTGGTACGACCCCAATAGCCAAGGCAGCCTATTCGACCTCGGCATGGCGTTCGCCATGGGGAAGCCCGTCGTCCTCGTCAACAAGACGAACGTCCCGGCCACGCCGGGGAAATCGTTCGGCAACTTCATCCTGTCGCTTGACCAGAAGTATTGGGAACTGAGGCAGCCTCCTCCCGAATACGAGATGCCGGGGCAGGGCGGGGACATCACTTTCCAGACGATGATAGACGGATACGACAAGGCCGTCAAGGAAATGCAAAGATGAAGGCATGGACGCTGTACGAGCCGTGGGCAAGCCTCGTAGTCCTCGGGGAGAAGGAGTGGGAAACCCGCTCCCGCCCCAACCGCAAGATTGTGGGAGTCCGGCTGGCCATACACGCCGCCAAGAAGCCCGTCGCCGAGTACCTCGACGATGACGGCTGCTTCAGGGACCCCCATTTTTCCGATGCGCTTGCAAAGTACGACATCGACCCCGACATGTTCGCGCTGGGATGCGTCATCGGGTTCGCTACCGTGACGTCGTGCCAGCATGTCGAGGAAGTCCGCAACACATTGACCCAGAAACAGATAGCCTTCGGGGACTGGGGCGATGGCAGGTGGTGCTTCCGGCTGCAAGACCCGCAGATGATTGAGCCGGTCGCAGCCAGGGGCTACCAGTCCGTGTGGGAATGGGACATGGAGGGGTATTACCCCGGAAGCGACCCGCTGGCGGGCTGCAAGGACAGGAAGCCCACCGCCTACGAACGGGCAGTCGATGCATCGCTGCTGGATTTGGAATACCCACGCCTTTAGTTAGGAGAAGCCCATGTCCAGCCCTGAGCTGTTCCGTTCCGATTTTCTCAAGACGGCGTCCACCGGCCTGCGCCGCCGCCGCGACTATGGCTCCGAGCCCGCCCCGGTCGTGGCCAAGCTGGCGGAAGACGCAAACGCTGACAACCTCTACCGCCTCAAGTCCGCCCTCCAGGAATGCCGTGAAAGCCTCCGCAGGGCGGGGATTTATTCCTTCGACACGCCATGGAATAACAAGCTTCGCCTTTGCTATGGTGCCATAGACGAAATCTTGGTTGAGGTCGAAGCGGCCATTCCCTACCGGAGCATAGGCGGCCCGACCGCCTCCAAGCAGGCGAGGACCACCCCTCCGGGACACAGCCTTTTCGGCATGGGCGACCGGCAGAAGGAACTTCTCCAGGCGCAGGAAAACTACAATGACGTGTTCGCATACTCCCAAGCCCATCCCGGCTGGCTCAAGAAGGACCTGAGCCTCCTGTCGGACGGGGCGATTGCCGACCTTGCCGTGCGCATCTCGAAGACGGCGGCCACCGGCTCCGCCCCGAGGGAGTATCCCGTCAGGAAGAAGCATGATGGTTTCTGGTACGTGATTGGCCTGCCGGGCGAAGAGCTTGCCCCGGAGGATTCCCCCTCCCCCACGGTGTCAACCCCCGACTCTTGGCTCAACGTCCACCAGCAAGTGAAGAACCTAGACTTGGCCGAGCAGCTTTACCGGGAGCTTTATGCCGAGTTCCAGACCAACGACAACCTGAAGGCGGGCGACGTGTTCTCCACCCCCATCGGGAAGTTCGTATGCGAGGGCGTGGATGTCCTTCCATATGATGACCTTGCGAAGAAGGCCATCGCCGAGGTGGACGAGAGTTACAAGTGCAAGAACTGCGAATGCGACCAGGGCAAGCATCTCAAGAAATACGACGACAACGGCTATCCCTATTATGGGGAATGCACGGAACATCCCCAATGCAAGGAGTATACTAAGGGGGGAGGAGCCTAATGGACCCGAAGGTGCTGGCAGAAATCAAGAGGCAGGCCAGATTGTATGCAGACGAGACCATGTGGGACCCCACGGAGGTGGACCACATGCTCTTCGAGAATGCCATGCTGCGGGGATTCAACATGGGGCTGGAGCATGCCAAGAAAATCCTTACTCCCGAAGACCCTTCCAACCCTTACCACTATCCCTTGCCCTTCAAGGCCGGGGCAAGGCAAAGGAGCCTGTTCCGCCAGATACAGAAGGGCGACCTCGTCACCGTCAACGTCGAGGGCCTCGGGACCGTCAAGGGGATAGCGGTCGGCACGGAATATGGGGAATGGGTGCTCGAACCCGAGCCGGGCAAGGGGGCGGGGAGCTACCTCGCGAAAAAGGACAACGTCCTCGCCGTCCAGAAGTTTGACCCCCAAGCGGTCCTTCCCCCCGGAGGGCCGCAGGTTGGGCAGCGTCTCACATATGACGACGGCAGGGGGCCGCACCGGGCGGTAGTCGTCGAGGCCACCCCCCGCAGCATGCTCGTCCAGTTCGAGGACAAGGCCTCGCCCGACCTCGTCTTCTTCGACAAGCCGCAGTGGATGCACTACATCGCTTTCGATAAAAGTTAAGACATCCCAAAAAACAACCGTTTTGGCAGTATTGGAAGGACATGGCTAGAAAGCACTACACGCAGATGTCTACGGCGGAGTTTGAGCAAGTCATGGCTTACGTCAAGGGACTGAGCTTGCGGGCCAGCAAACTGCACTATCACGACCGGAGCAAGGAACGGTCGTTTACCGACACGCAGGCGAAAATGGCCGTCATTGACGGTACCTTGATTGAGGTCCATAACGAAAAGGAGCCGGACATCCGGGCGCTCATGCGAGACGACAAGGGAACGTGCGTGGTAGTGTCGCTGGTGAGCGGCGACATCATTACCGTTTACTACAACGACCCCGAGGATAAGCACTACACCTTGAACAAAGGCCAGTATCGGTGGAACGTGGACTTACTGGATGTCCTCAGGGGGATAAGGGGTTGCGGTGGCGCTGGATTATAAAGGACCGGGATGGAGGAACCATCAAGAATTGAAGCTCGTCGAGGGGCAGCACGCCTACCTCGTCATGGAGCCGGGAGTCGTCGAGGAAATAGTAGTAGACGCCCCCTGCACCTGCCAAGGCGGGTACAAGTTCTTCGTCCACAAGGGGACGTTCCGTGGGCATACGTGCGGGGGGTTCTTGACCGCCGACCTCCAGAAGGCCAAGGAAGTGGCGTACCAAGCCTCCATGGATTCTTGGGAACGTACTTTGGCCGAAATCAGCAACCTGAAGTTCAAGGCCCTCATGTACCTCAATGACGTATTGGGGGGCGTGGACGGCGTCATCGTGAACAAGTTCGTCGGCAGTTGAAATCATTCGGGCAGACAACCATGAGCGCCATGTACCACAAGGCCAAGCGGGCATTCGACGTGGCGGTGACCCTCGGCGTCCTCGCCCTGAGCGCCCCATTGCTAGTCATCATCTCCATCGCCGTATGGCTGACCTCCGATGGTCCCATCATCTTCCGGCAGAAGCGGGTGGGATGGAAGGCGAAGGAATTCATCATGTACAAGTTCCGCACCATGCTGGTGGGGACGAACAAGGATGTGGACCTCGTCACCAAAGGCGACCCACGGGTCACCCCGGTTGGCCGGTTCCTCCGGGCTACCCATCTGGACGAGCTTCCGCAACTTTTCAACATCCTCAAGGGCGACATGAGCTTCGTGGGACCCCGCCCCGAGGAATCCAACTTGGCCCAATATCTCGCCCTGCGGATTCCCGGATACGTGGAGGCCTTGGACATGGTGCCGGGGTTGACGGGGCTTTCCCAGCTTTGCGGACGGGAGAAGGTGAACAGGCTGGGGAGGAGGTTCGAGGTAAAGCTACACAGATGGTACAGGCGCAATAGGAGCCTCGCCTACGACGCCCTTCTGATTTTGGCTACCATACCCCATGTCCTGTTCCGGCGTGGCGTGTAAAAAACCCGAAAAAACGAACTATCCGAGGTATTATATGAGTGGGAGGAAGTAAAGTAGCGAGAGCCTTGAGGCCAGAGCGAAATCTCCCTCCGTTTATTATAGCCCATGACATCGCAGATTCCTTGGCAGGACCAAGGATGGCAAGACAGCGGGTCATCATCCGGGGGGACCTTGAAAAAGGCCCCCCCATTAGGTACGAAGATGCTGAGCATGAACAAGCCGCAGACGCAAACAACGCAAACTATCGGCGCAGGCGGCGGAGCCTGCTCGGCATAGACCGAGTCAGGACGCTCCAGCCGCCAGAGATGGCGGCTTTCGTGTTTTTAGGGGCTTTATGGCCAAGTTCGAGCAGCATTGCCACGACTGCGAAGTCATCCTCGGCAACCGGCACGAGGACGTGAACCGGTGGATGGACGGGCTGTTCTGGAAGTTCGGCCCCCGGCACCGCCGCATGCGGCACAACACCCACGGGGTGCAATTGGCCGCCGAACTTTTCGGGCCGGACGGGGCGAAGGCGGCCATCGTGCATATCGTACGGGACATCGGCAAGGTGCCACATGAGCGGGACTATGACACAGTCCCCGAAGGCATCGAGATAATGCCCACGTTTACGAACCCGCCGCTCGGGTTCGAGCAGCACTTCGACCTGTTCCGCAAGGCGGTCGAGGAAGAGATTAAAAGGATTCTTGGTTAAGATTTTGCGCCTGTCATATAGCGATAAATATGCTCCCTCGATAGGGGAGTCACGAAGGTCTGAATCCTTCCGGGCGCACCAAAGATTAAATTAAGGACCAGTCTTAGTTCAACGGCAGAACTTGCGACTGATAATCGCACAACGGAAGTTCGACTCTTCCCGACTGGACCAGATTTTTAGCTCACCCACCATAGTGGGAGGAGTTGGGGTCGCCCTCGTGGCGTCCCTTGAGCCGACGTAGTTCAGTTGGCAGAACGCCTGCCTCGTAAGCAGGAGGTCGCAGGTTCGATGCCTGTCGTCGGCTCCAAGTTTGACCGGGAGGCTAGTCGGGTATGGGCGGATTGAGCGTCCGCCGCCCCGGTCATAGGTTTAGTCGCCTTATCTCAGTGGCAGAGACCGTGTTTGGTAAGCACGTTACGAGAGTTCGATTCTCTCAGGCGGCTCCATCTTATGTGGCGTCAAGTAAAGGTACAGTGCGGGAATACGGTGACGACCTGCTGGGTCGAGGACAAGCCCGAACTGCGCGAAGGCAAGGTCATCGACTTCAGGGACATGCCCGGCATGTGGAAGGTCCTGTGGATGTCCGAAACCGCCTTGGCGTCCCCCCCGAGGAAAGGCTGGCACGTCGGGGGGTTATAAATCTTGGTCGGGTTCGCATAGCGGACGATTGCGCCTGCCCTGTAAGCAGGAGGGGAAACCCCACGGGAGTTCGACTCTCCCACCCGGCTCCATTTTGGGAAGTGGTGTAATTGGCAACACGCCGTCCTTTGAAGTCGGAGACATCTAATGTTCATGGAGGTTCGAGCCCTCCCTTCCCAGCCAGATATTCCGGGGTCGTCTAATGGTAGGACATCGGGCCTTGGACCCGAGAACATTGGTTCGAGTCCAGTTCCCGGAACCAATTCTTCGACGATTTGCAGGTAAAGAATCCCCCCAGAATCGCCTTGCCTTGGTGTATACTATAAATGGGGAAAGACAACAAGGAGGACAAGATGAACTTCTGGACATGGAAACACACGGTTTTGGCGTTGCTCTTGGCACTGCTCGTAGCGTTGCTCATCCGCTGCTCCAACCGGGCCGCCGAGGTCGCCTCATGGGCCAGCCTCGACTGGGAGGGTGCCACGCCCGCGTTCCGCAAGGCCTTGCACTTGGACCCCAAGAACGCCGCCCTCTACGTGGAGCAGGCCGACGAGCTTGAGAACTTCGGCAAGCTGGACAAGGCCCTCGACCTGTATCACGAGGCAATCCACCTCAACCCCAACAGCTATTATGCCCATGTCAACCTCGGCATGGCGCTCAACCGGAAGGGCGAATGGGACAAGGCGATTGCCGAGTTCCAGTACATCTTGCGCTGCAACAGCCAAGACCAAGACGCCCACCAGTACCTTGCCCAAGCATACGAGGGCAAGGGGGACGATGCGAACGCCGCCAAGGAATTCCGGGAAGTCCTGCGCATGGACCCCGGCAACCCGGTGGCGAAGTTCTATCTTGCCTCGGCAGCAACAAGGAATCAATAGGATTGTCCGAGCAACTTTTTCCCGGCTTCCCGTATCTATGGATGTGGAGGGACAGCCATGAAAAAGATATTGACATGCCTTGCCGCCATCCTCTTGGCGCTTGCGGTATGTGCTCCAGCTAAGGCCGTTTGGGGTTGGGGCGGACCGCATTACATCGTATATTATGGCCCGGTGGGGTATCCGGGCGGGGTCTTCGGCCCGTATTGGCCGTATGGGCCGAACTACGTCGTCATCTCCGCCGCTGGCAAGGTGGAGATAAAGACCAAGGCCGTGGGCAACCGCATCTACGTGGACGGCGGGTTCGCCGGGATGACCGGCACGCTCAGGAAGTTCTGGCTCAAGGCGGGGACGCACACCATCCGCATCGAGGACGAGTACGGGAAGCAAGTTTACCGGCAGAGAATCGAGGTATTGGCCGGTAAGAAGCTCCGTATTTATCCCGACGAAAAACCAGTGAAGCCGTAGTATTATCGGTTGCAGTGCCGAGGGTATGGGGACGCTTCCTTCTAAACTTGACACCTAATCAAACCCCAGCTTCCCCAGTTTCCTCGGGCTGTCTCAAACCAAAGCAGGAGGCAATGCCATGCAGACGAAGCTCATCGCTTTTCTTTTGGTCTGTTCCTCTCTCTTTGCCAAGGGCACCCCAACGCCCCGGATTCAGGTCACAGGCGGCGAGGCGCACGCCTACAGCGCCGGATACGGCTATGGATACGGTTACTCCGGGGGGCTCATCTTCGGGCGCAGCGGATATGGCTACGGATATGGCTACCGGATGGGCAGCCTGCCCTTCGAGCCCGGTCCCTACCCCAGCGGCAACCCCTGCCAAGCGGGCTGCAACTTGGAGTCGGGGTACACGTGGGACTCGGTGGTGGCGTTGATTCTGGACACGAACCCGCCCAATGCCCGCGTCACGCTCAACGGCATCTATGCGGGCACGACCGACAAGCTCGGCCCGTTCCAGTTGCCGATGGGCGAGTACACCTTGCGCGTCGAGGCCATCGGGTTTCGGCCCTACGAAGTCCGCTTCATGTTCGACAAGCCGGGCGTCCAGAACTTGGACGTGTCCCTCTCTCGCCTACCGGCCCGTTAGGGACGATTCGGGGTGCCGTATGCGGTGGTCACCATACCGCCCCTCCCCCTGCCCGCTGGCAGTCCGGGGCAAGCCAAGACAGTCCCCCGGAACGGGCATGGACATGAGTGACATGCGGCAGCGTCGAAGGCCCACGATGACGCTCGTGGGAACGCCGCATAGGGCACCCCGGAAACCATTCTAGGATTCTCGGTATTATACGAGTGGCGGCTGGGTATGGGGACGCTTCCTTCTATACCTTTCATTGGCGAAAAATAGCTTCCCTGATTTCCAGCCCCGTTTCTGCCGTTTTTTAACCTGAATTCAGGAGGAGGTCGTATGGACGCCAAGAGGATGAACGAGATTCTAATCCGGCGCAAGGGATTCGTCGCCATCCCCACCGACGAGGTCGGAACCGGGCATACGAGCAAGTCCATCCTTGCCACCTTCAACAAGAACCTACAGGACATCGGCTACATCCTCGCCCCGTCCGTCCTCGACCGGCTTTCCTGCGTCCCGGAGAAGGCGTCCGTGGGCTTCTTGGAAGGCATCCTCGACGTCGTCAAGGAACTCAAGGGCGTCAAGCATTACCGGCCAATGTACCCCAACTTCCCGCAGCAGGTCATCGACATGGACGAGGCGGAGCTATACCTGAACGCCATCCTGACCTATTTCTCCGACTGGCTCGCCGACGTCACGGGCGACCGCGACTACATCTGGACGCCCAAGTACAAGAAGGACAAGAGGGAGCCGCTCGACGAGAAGGTCAAGCTCCGCGTGCTCAAGCTTGCCCCCAAGGAAACCGTCGCCGAGCTTGCCCGGCAGCTTGCGACCTCCAACACCTCCCTGTCGCCGACCGACAAGGAAGACCTCAAGGTTTTGCTCGCCGACACCGAAGAGTTCCCGGAAGGGATTGTCAACAAGGAGACTCTTGCCTTTGTGGGCGCTCTGTTGTTCGAGAATGACCACATTTTCTGGAACCCCGGTGCGTTTCTGCCCAAGTTCAAGACTGCTACCGATGTCCTGCGGCTCACCGTGGCGTTGAGTGGTGGGGACGTGTCTCTGGCTGAGCCGACCAAGTTCCGCAAGTTCAAGAGGGGTGAACGGCGCAAGCTGCTCGCTCTACTCGACAAGGGCGCAAACCTCGAAGAGGATATGCTCAGGTGGGAAGGCCGGTGGATTCGTCTGTCTGAGCGCCTCCATCCCGGAGATTACTGGGGCAAGTACCACAACGCTTTCTCAGCTATTCAGGCAATCCGCAACGGCCAGACCGCCCAGACTTTCCGGTCGAAGGTGGAGGAGTCCGTCCGTTCCGGGCACGTCAAGGCGGCCATCGAGCTTCTCTCCGACCGTCCGGGCGAGTTCGGGCGCAGGCTCGACCACCTGCTCCGCAAGGCACGGACCCGCACGCAAAGGTACGAGGCCATCAGGGCCTTTGCCGACGTGGCCAAGAAGGCGAGCACCCCCGTCCTGCTCCAGATGATGGCGCATTTCGACCACCGCAACGACGGGCTGGACAGGGTCATTTTCCCGAAGGGGGACATGGCGAAGGTCATGTCCATCCCTACCCCGCCGCCTCTCGCCCCGGAGTTCGCCAAGGCGGTGTCCCGCCGCATCAGGGTTGCCCTGAAGGCCCGATTCGCCGAGCTTCCGGCGCTGGGCAGGGTGTATCTCGACCCCGGCCTCAAGGGCTTCTTGCTGCCGTTCAGCCAGAGGTCGGCGTCGAAGTCTCTCCGCACCCTCGTGCGGGGAAGCCACGCCCCATTCGGGTTCGAGGAGAAGAACACCATCCGCCTGTTCTTGTGGTGGAAGGAACCGAAAGGCGGGATGCAGTCCGAGGAGTGCGAGGACACGTGGACGACCCGCGTTGACCTCGACCTCTCGGCGGTGTTCTACGACAAGGACTGGCAGCAGGTCGGGAACATCACCTACTACGAACTTAAGAACCCGTTCGCCCGGCATTCCGGCGACATCCGCTCCGCTCCCAAGGGGGCGTCGGAGTTCATCGACATCGACATCGGCAAGGCGCTGGCGCACAACGTCCGCTACGTCGTGACGACCGTCCACGGATACACCCCGCAGGGATTCGACGAGCTGCCCGAGTGCTTCGTGGGCTGGATGCTCCGGGAGAAGCCGCAGTCCGGGGAGGTCTACGACCCGAGGACCGTCGAGGACCGCACGGACATCACCTGCAAGTCCCGTTCGGAAATCCCGTTCATCGCCGACCTCAAGGAGCGGGAGGTCATCTGGTGCGACGTTACCATGGAGACCGGCAACTACTGGGTGAACAACGTCGCCAGCAGCAAGGGCACCATCGAGCTTCTCGGCAAGGCTTTGTCGCACGTCAACAAGGCAACCGTCTACGACCTGCTTTTCCTGCATGCCAAGGCTCGTGGAACACTCGTGGACGACCCAAAGAAGGCCGACGTCGAGTTCTCCGTCCGCAAGGGGACGCAGTACGAACTCGAAAGGCTTGCCTCCGAATTCATGGCCGATGCTCCCAAGAAAGCCAAGGGGGCGTCTGCATGAGTCCCGTAGAGGCCAGCCTCGTCTCGCTCGAAGCCGGGGGCACCCACATCTTGGTGGTGGAGGAGGCCAAGGATGACCCCGCCGTCGCCGTTACGGACAGCATGGGCGGCACGTGGATGAACATTGGCAAGCCCGACGCCATAAAGCATGGCAGCGTTTGGGTATGCGACCTGCGGGTAAAGAACGGGGCCAAAATCACCACCACGTTCGCCTCCGGCAAGAGCAGCGTCCTCGTCGTGCTTGGCATCATGGCGTTCTCGGGTACGGAGGGAATATGAGCATCAAGAGCCAGTTGCAGGAACTCATCAAGAAGTGGCGTGACGAAGAAGACAAGGCCCTTGAAGAGGCCCAGGCCATGAACGAGAAGCTCAGCCGGGGAGAGACGGTGACTATTACCTCCCACACCTTCGGATACCACCCTCCGCTCAGCAAATGGGTTGCTGCCAACGAACTTGGAGAATTCCTCCTCAAGCTTCCCCCGGAGCGGCTGGAGGGTGATGGCAAGGCTTGCTTCTACTGCGGGCAGACGATAGACAGTCCGCCAGCATCAAGCTTCCATGGGGAGCTTGGGATGCCTGTCCCCTTCTTCCATGCGGACGGCAGCGGTTTCCTGCGCTGGCATCACAACGCCTGTCTCTTGCGGCGGCTGGGGGAGATAAAAGAAAAGCCGCCAATGACGACGGAAGAAATATTGGAATCATCTAAGGACAACCCCCCGTGCGAGCATGGATACCCCATGGTTTCGCTCTACGGCAAGGACAATCTGGTGTGCCGTAGGTACGCAGGTTTGCCGGAGCCTCCGCTTTTTTCCGGCGAAGAAAAGAAATGAAAGTTTGGACTGGGCATGCTGACCCTTCCTTCTAACTTAACCGCCCCTTCGGGGGCTCCTAGAGCAGGTTCAGCAATTTCCAGCCGCAATAGCCGGGTATGTTGGCCCTTCCTTCTATCCTACTCGGAACCCGCCCGAAAGGGCGGGTTCGCCAAATAGGTCCAGCGATTTCCGGCGAAAGAGGGGGGCGGAGCACCGTTATGGACTTCGACCCCCCTTCTGATTTCCGCCCAAAAATCCCTCCTGAAAATCTGCTCTCCGGTGTATAATAGGATTGAGGGAAACTATGACGCCCCAAGAACTCGCCGACAAGTGTTCCGACGCCTACTCCGCCGACCGCTACAACCATGGCTGGCTGCCGAGCATTAAGATGCTCCGCCGCCGTGGATATGACGACCACGAGATTGAAGCCATCCTCCGCAGTAAGCATACCCGATGGGCCGGGGACAGCAGCAAGCACCCGAACGGACTCATCACATCATCCGACTTGGCTCGGTACATCGACAAATACAACCCGGCAAGGTGGAAGCAGGAAATCGCTCAGCTTGTGGCGGAAACACCCATTGAGGAGGCATGATGACCGTCGAAGAAATGAAAGCGTTGGAAAAAGGTGACCGGGTTAGCCGTCCCGATGGCGTGGTTGGAACCGTCAAAGGCCGCACGTGGTATGACGACGGCGTCAAGGTCATGTGGGACGGAGAAAGATACTGTGACCAAGTCTTGTGGCTCGCCGCCGAGCGGCTGACCCTTGTCTCGAAGTGGAGGAAATGACATGTTTTTCGGATACATCATCAGCGGGGCAAGCCTTGTCCTTGCCTTGGGAATCATCGTCGATGGCGCGGTCGGAATCAAGGACGGGGACGGGGAGTTTCGGGCTTCCGCCCGCATGGCCCTTACCATCGTCGGAGCCGTCGCCGCCCTGTTCATGGCTTTCATGAAGCCCTGATGTTCCGTACAACAAAACCCCCTCGGGAGGGGGGTTTCGATGAAAAGAATGTCCGATGAGGAATGGAAGGTCATAACCCGCAGGATGCTCAAGGCGTGGATGCTCGTCGGCCTCTCCCTCATCATGGCCGCCATGGGCTACAAGGCCATCGAGAACTTGCACCCCGCCCTCTCCTTCGCCTGCTGCGGCGTGTCGTCCGTATGGATGTTCTGGGCCTTCATGGTCTGGCCATGGTACGCCACGAAGAAGGAGGATTGACGTGAAGCACATCATCACCTCCGAGGCCTCCTTTTCGTGGCTCCCAAAGCGGCACTTGGAGGCGGCCTTCCTCGACGGGGAACGTACCCTCAAGTTGAAAACGCTGGAGCTAATCAAATGGGGAAGGGATTACAGGTGGGTGGCGGAAGCGGAGCTTGTTCCGCACCCCGACGCCAAGGCCCCCTACTCCGGGATACGCATCCGGCGCAAGGGAAGGAACGAGATAGAGGCCCTCAGCCGGGTAATCGACAAGGTGAAGAAGCGGGGCCTGTGGGATTTCGCCAAGTCTCGGATGGCTTAGGGAGGGGATTATGGGGATTATGTTGGTATTCAAGAAAATCTTGTTCTTCGGGGTTCTCACCGTACTCTTGTCGCTCATCGGCGTCCTAGTGCTCGCCTTTGCGGGCCTGGAGGGCCTTTATAAGGTCGAACCGGACCAAAGCGCCATCTTCGCCTTTCTTGGCTACTCGTTCCTGGCTGGATTTGTCGTTTCGGCGCTAAGCGGCATCGCTCTGGCAGTCGACCATTTTTACCCCCGCTATTGACGGGGGCAATGCCCCAAAACGGGCAACTGTCCAGTCCATGGTATGGACCCCTTCTCCTGCCCCTACTGCCTTGAGCCGCTGACCCAAGCCGACATGGAAGACCGCACCAAGACCGTATTTTGGTTCGAGGTTCCCGACGACGCCCGGTATGCCCATACCGTGTGCTGGCTGGAGGACGAAATCAAGCCCCGCCCCCACAATTCCCAAGAAAAATACAGTATTAGAAGGCATGAAAACGAGCACTGGCCCACCGGCAACGCATAGCCCGGAGCCCCCTGACCCTACCAACGCCAAGCTTCCCGGAGAGTTCCGGGGAGGCAACTGGCTCTGGGCCATCGTGCTGTTCGGTGCCGCCATCTTGTTCGCTGCAAGCCTGATGCAGAAGTAAGGTCAATATGGGGATAAAAATCGAGACTTACGGACAGACGAACGCCTTCGAGCAGCGAATCGCCTCGGTCCTCGAAAAGGTAATTGGTGAGCGGGAATACGAAGATGCCATATGGGGCATGGCGTTTGACGACAAGAATACCCTGAACGATTGGGCAGCCTATGCCGTTACCTATCTCGGCAAGGCCGTGTCCATGGAAGCGACCCCGGACGAGCAATACAGGAATGTCCTAAAGACCGCTACCCTGCTCATGGCGTCCTTGGAGGCATTCGACCGCAACGGCGGCTTCGTCCCGAGGCATTACGACCCGGAAAACCCCAACATGACCAAGCCGCTCGACCTGTCAAGGGTCAGGTCGATAGCGAACGGCAACGTCACGGAAGGGTAGCACGAAGACCGCAACACTCAAGTAGCCATGTCCACGGAAAAGCTCAGGCCGGGAGAGTCGAGGGTGCTATGCACCAAGCCTTGCCCCCCGCACATGTACACCCGCCCGCATGGGTATTGGTTCATCCGGCGCATCGCCCGGCGCTTCCTCCAGAACGACTTCGACCTGATTTGGGAGAACGACGACTACTTCGAGTCGGCCATCACGGTCCTGAGGAAGCTGCGGGACACCGCCAAGCTGTTCCCGGCTACGCCGTGGAAGCGGTGGGCGGAGGAGCGGCTGGGGGAAGTCCAGTTGATATGCTGCCCCAACTGCGAGACGGAGTTCACGTGGGTGGGGCATTTCTACGCCCCCCAGTGCCCCGGATGCAAGCATTGGCTCCGCGAGCGGCAAGAAAAGAAGGACGAGCCCTGTACCGGCGCTGAACTGCTGGGGAAAGAGCAGGCACCATGAGTTTTCTCATGAGTTGGGCGCAGCGGGCATGGCGGCGTCTTTTCGGGCACGAGGGACCGGGACCGGCCAAGGCACCAGTCCCCGAGGCCGCCCCCATTCCTGTTCCCAAGGCTTTCCCGACCGTTGCCCCGACCACGGTCTTTGAGGTCAACCTGAAGGGCGAGGTCCACAAGCGGGAAGGGATGACCGTTTTTATCGTTCCCGGAAGGATTGCGCATCCGGGATGGACGGAAGAATACCTCCGCAGCCGCAGGTACAGGTTCTCGCAGGCGGAGTTGGACCGGCTGGATGCCGAGATTGAAAGGCTCTGGCCTACTTCCGAGGGGGATGTTCCTGTTGCCGTCTTCCTGGAAAGACTCGACGAAGGGTACGAGAAGGTCGTGGACGAGGCCGAAAACGAATACAAAGCGTCCGTAGGGATACAATGAGGGCCGGGACCAAAAACCTGCTCTTTGGCGAGCACCAGATAATCATCCACTCGCTGTTCGTGGCGCTGGCGTGGTGGCGGTTGTTCGGCTTTCCCAAGGACTTGCGGATATGGGTCTGCTTCTTCATCCATGACCTCGGCTATTGGGGAAAGGACGACATCGACGGCAAGGACGGCAAGGCCCACCCGGAGCTTGGCGCAAGCATAGCCCACTGGCTATTCGACAAGAAGGGAGAATCGGCTTGGTGGGCCGTCTATCCGCCCAAGTGGTACGAGTTCTGCCTGTACCATTCCCGCCATTGCGCCAAGAAGGCGGAGCAGCCCGTATCCGCCTTGGCCTTGGCCGACAAATACGCCTTCGTCATCACCCCGTGGTGGGTGTTCCTGCCCCTCGCCAAGCTGTCCGGGGGGCTCAAGGAGTACTTGGAAATATATCGGCACATAGGTGCATCGAACCTCCGGGAGTGGCACGAGAGGGCACGGGAGGAGGCATGGAACTGGGTCGACCGCACCCTCGACCAGCCGGTTCCGGGATGCAGCGGGTATTATACCTCTTGGGAGAAACGGGATTAGGAGCAAGGATTTATGGCTTATGAACAGACGATGGTCCCGGTGTCCCGGTCGCAAGAGGCCATCCGCAAGCTGATTCTCCAGAATGGTGGCACCGGGATTGCATTTTTCTCGCAGCCCCCGACCGAGGGGTTCGAGGCCTACGTCCAGATTGACGGCAAGCCCTACCGCATCCGCCTACAGGCGGAGTGCAAGGCGGAGGCCAAGCGCCGACGCCGCAGGTGGGGGAGCCCGCCCAAGCCGCCCGCCGACCCCTTCGAGCAGGACTGCAAGCGGGTGTGGAGGGTCTTGTACAACCAGATGAAGAGCATCTACGAATCGAGCCGGACGGGCGTGGTGGAGTTCCGCCGCTTGGTGCTCGCCTTCATCGTCACGAAGGATGGGCTCACTGTGGGAGACCACATCCTGCCGGAGCTCGACTTGGCCGTATCAGGCCGCCCGGAGAGGCTGCTCCCCTCCGCCTGCGTGGACGCGGAGGTAGTGGGTGAATAAGAAGTTTCCGACCAAGCCGGGGCATTTCAGCCTTTTCAACAAGACCGTCGTCGAATGGCAGAAACGCTTGGGCCTTATGGACTATCTTATCACCGTCAAGCACGTCCGCCTCAATTGGGATACGGGAGCCAGTTCCTTGTCCGATGCTGCCAACCGGGTGGCATCCATCAGTCTTAACACTCATTGGCCCCATCCCCCCAGTGAAATGAAGATAAAACAGGCTGCCGCCCACGAGGTCTTCCATGTCTTGCTGGCGGAGATGCGGAAGCTGGCTTGTTCTCGTTTCCTGAGGTGCGAGGAGATTGACCGGGCGGAAGAGGCTGTGGTACGTCGGTTGGAAAGCCTTGTGGACGGATAAGATGACCCTCAACGAAGAGCAACTCAATGCCGTAGCCCACCCCATAGGCAAGCCCGCCTGCCTCATCGCCGGGGCGGGGAGTGGCAAGACGGCGACCATCACCGAGCGCGTCCGCTGGCTGATGGAACACCAAGTTCCCCCCCGCCGCATCTGCTGCATAACATTTACGACGAAGGCGGCAAGCGAGATAGAAAGGCGGGTATGCTCGGTTCCCGAGGACGACATCGACGCCGAGCACCCGCACATCAGCACCATCCACAGCCTCGCCCTCAATGCCATCCGCAGGGACCCCGAGGGGTTCGGATTCGAGGGCAAAGTCACGCCCATGGACGACTACGACCAAAGCCAGATGGTGAAGAAGCTCATCGAGCGCATGCCCCCCGAGAGGGGCATGGAGAAGAACGCCTACCACTTCTTGGAGAAGCTGGAATACCACCGTGCCCGTGGGGTGGGGTTCGCCGACGACTACACGGAAGGCGTCCACGAGGAGGCACTGGAGCACCACGCCGGATACCATGCCCTCGAAGACTGGGAAATCAAGCTCTGGCACAAGTTCGAGCAGGAGAAGAAGAAAGGAAACTTGGTTGATTTCGACGACATGATTCACCTCGTGGTGCGCCGGGGAGAAACGGAGGAAAGCTGGCGGGCAGCCTTGCAGCGCCGGTTCCACCATGTCTTGCAGGACGAATCGCAGGACACCAGCCCCATCCAGTGGAGGTTCGTCAACCTGCTCCTCGCCGACGACAACCCCAACCTTTATTGCGTGGGGGACTTAGCCCAGTCCATTTACGCATTCCAAGGGGCGGAGCCCCGCCTGCTCAAGGAATACAGCGAGGGCTGGCGCGGGCACGTTCCCGACCTATACCGCATCAGCCGCAACCATCGGAGCTTGCCGTCCATCATCAGGCTGTCGAACAAGATAAACAGCACCATGACGGAGGTAATCCCGCTCAAGATGCAGATGTTCCGAGGAATAGACCCCGAAGGCAAGGAACTGGAGACGGGCAGCACGAGGCTCATAAAGTCGTCGCTCCCCTCCGACATAGCCAGCATCATAGCGCAGGAGATACGGCACGATGCCGGGCTCAAGAAAGGCCTCGTCGAGTACAAGGACAATGCCATCCTCGTGCGCTCGGCCATCCAAGTCAGGGACATCGAGGGAGCGCTCGTGCGATACCGCATCCCCTACATCGTCCGGGGCGGCAAGGGGTTGCTCCAGACGGAGGAGGTCAAGGACGTCTTGGCCTATTTCCGCCTGATAGTCAACCCCAAGGATTTTCCGGCGTTCATCCGGGCCGTCACCGTCCCCAAGAAGGGCATCGGGGAAGTCGCCATGGAAAAGATACGGCAGCGGGCCGAATCGACTTACGGCGGCGACCTCGTCAAGGCATGCGGGGACCACGAGCGGCTGGAGGCCTTCCATGATGCCTTGTCCGGCCTCCAAGGCGGGATTGACCGTCCTGCGGACCTGATGAAGGAAATCGTCGAGGCGTTCCGGTATAAGGACTATCTTGGCATCAAGTATGGCAATGAGCCCAGCAAGCTCAAGGTCAAGTGCGAGAACATCGACCGCTTCCTCCTATTGGTCAACGCCTTGGTCGCCGAATCAGAGATGAGCGCCCACGACCTCGTCTTCCAATTGGCCATGGAGCGGCCAACCGAAGATGACGATAAAGGAGCGGTGACCGTCAGCACCATCCATTCGGCCAAAGGCTTGGAATGGCGGAGGGTGTACATCACCAACGTGACCGAGGGCTCCTTGCCGCACCGCTTCAGCATGGGCAGCTCCTCGGAGGTGGAGGAGGAGCGTCGGCTGTTCTACGTCGCCTGCACGAGAGCGAGGGACTTCCTGGCCATCTGCGTCAACGGACTTGAGCCACGGGGACCCAACACCCAGCAGGTGGCACCCAGCCGGTTCCTGCGGGAAATCGGTATTGTCTGAACCGGTCATTATTCAGTTAAAATCTTTGAAAAAACATAAAATCTTGAGGTATACTATAGATGGAGGGAACATGAATTTCACCGTTTTCATCTATAAAGACAAGAGATACCATCCGTCGAAGCTGGTGCGTGTAGTTGTCCTTGAAAGCGACCGGGGCTACAGCCACATACGGCTTGAGGGAGCGGAAGATTGGGACGATATGGGTTGGGTTAAAGACTCTGAACTGAAACCACTTCCCTTAACAGCGAAGGAACGAAGTGAACAACGATTCAGGTCCCGTCTCGCTGTCATCGAAACCAAAAAGATTGCTTATTGGGTTGCCGGATGGATTTCATCCCACCCTCATCACTTTAACATCAGCATCCCGCCTGACCAACTTGACAAGGTGGTCGAAGAGGCCATACACTATGGCTTCACTGTCACGGACGACACTATTACCGTAGCGACAGACAAGCACCATAGCCCGTCATATGCCATCATTGTCACAGGATTCGGCAAAGAGCTTCGAGAGCGATTAACAGGGGAAACCGACGTCAACGTAACCGTCTACTATGGTGGCGACAAATTCTCTCTGCACCAGAAGGAGTTCGTTTTAGGCTTTTTGGGTGGCTCGCTCAAGTTCCATCTAGGGGAGCAGCAGACATCGGATGACATCCGAAGTCATGTTCCCGAGAGGTTCTTACCAGCATTCGATGCTGGTGTAACCGGTACACCCGTGGAATTCGGAAAGGTTGTGCCCATGGATTCCAACCTGCTGGAGAACGAGCAGGAACCTACAATCACAGCGTAGGGGGCTAGTATGAATGAAACCAAGACCCGGATATATTTTGCTGGAGACAAAATCAAACACATCAGTGGGAATACAGGTGAAGTCGTAGCCCGTTTGTCCAATAACGACCAGTATAGCGTTTATTACAAAGGTCCATGGGGTTTACGGCAGACCAGCGGAAAATACCTTGAGTTGGTCAAGAGGGACCCGTGCATTACAGCAGAGAACTTGCCTTGGGATGAAGACGGGAAGCTTGCCTATGTTTATGGATACTGGGCTAAGAAATGCAAACTCTACGTCGATGTCCCGCCACAAAAACGCCAGCTTTTTGAAGATAGATATTTTTCAGTGCATGGGATAGTCCCGGAGCCCAAAGTCGGGCTATATCACATTTCTAACGACCCGCAAAAACGAGCAATGGAGGCGGAGATTACCTTTCCCGCAGGGATGGAGCTTCCACCTGACCTTGCCGACCAACAGACCGCTCAGATAGGGAAGATTGCCCGTGTCAGCCTCTTCTGGAGGTTGATAGAGGATGGGTTTGAGTTGGCGGAGAAACAAGACTCCGAGCGTATTAAAATACATATAGCCCCCAATCAAGAGGGATATTTTAACGCCGGGCTAAAGGGAGAACCATGGAAGTTGACGTCAACGTTGCTCAAGTAGAAACCTTGAGAGAGTATGAGATACGGCAACAGGTTGCTGAACGTGAAAAAGACATGTCTAAGGCTGCCGATGCATTTGAGGCGGCCATGTGGATTGAGCGAAATCTCGGATTGCGACCAGGAGGCATCAGTGCTAAAGACTTACCGAAGGAGTGGTCAGTCACAAGGAGGGAACATCTTGTTTGGAGAGCGGGGATGTTCAGCCAGATTCCTGAGGATACCTTTAGAAAATGGCTGAGGGAAGCCCGCCGTGAAGAGCACCTGCGACCGGGCTTTATCCGTAACAAGGCAGACCGGTTCATTACTGACAAAAAACGCGCAGAGCGGCTGTTAGAGCCGCTTGGAATCAGCGGCATGGACCTTTACGTTGAAGATATCTACAAAGTGCAAGCATTGCACTTGGGTAACGCTACAGCGGTCATAACTGACCCGCCCTACGAGGAGAAGACCCTGCCGCTATGGGGAGAACTTGTCCGATTTTCGGGTAGAGTTCTGAATGAACGTGGGTGGCTTGTCGCCATGTCAGGTCAGCGGTATCTGCCGCAAGTCCTCGCAAGCATGGAGACTGCGGCGAGGAATGCCGGAATGAGGTATGTCCACACTCTTGCCGTGCATACTCCGGGCGCTCAGTCGGCACAAGTCTGGGTTAGCGAACGTAATCCGTTGAACAGCGATTGGAAGCCGGTAATCGTATACTCCAAGGGAGAGCCCGCTAATTGGCCGGATGGGTTCCGTGACTTCATCTTATCCGAGGGTAACGACAAAGAGCACCATAAGTGGGGACAGCCAATTAACGTGTTCCACACTTTGATAGATAAGTTTACACAAAAAAAGGACTTAGTCGTAGACCCGTTTTTAGGTGGGGGTACTACCGCTGCCGCTGCCTATAGGCTTGACCGTGCCATGGAGGGTTTTGATATCTCCGAAGAGTGCGTCATAGAGTCAAGGACTAGACTTTTTAAGGAAAACGTTAAAGATGGGTCAATCTTAGTGCCAGTTACCGATACCCCCAAGTGAACATCCGTAGAAAAGTCTGGTATTGGTGCTTAGGAGGCACCATGTCGAAACTATCGGGGCAGTACTCGGACCTCAACATCGGGGACTACCGGGAGATAGGCACCCCGGAACACATCGTCCGCCAGCTTCCTGACGGCGTCAAGGTCAGGACCTTCGTGACCCCATCCCATACCACCCCCGGCGAGGGGTACTATCTGCAAGCTGTCAAAGGCAACAGGAAGGCTGGCTGGGGGAACGGCACGGCGACCATCGTCTGCAACTGCATCGACGGGCTGTTCAAGAGCGGTTTGGTCTTGAGCGGCATCAAGACGCCCTGCAAGCACGCCGACCTTCTCCGCCATATTTTTCGTGGCGACAACAAGCCGTGGATGGAAATCGACGGCTGACAAGTATTCCGGCCAAAACCCCTCGTTCCGATGTATAATGCTAGTGTAGGGCCTCTGCTTAGGCATCGAGGCATCCAAGATTCGAGGAGTTTGCCATGAGAGAATTCGACCAGAAGAGGGCGGAAGCCTTGGCGTGGACGTATTTCAAGCTAATTCTCCCGAAAAGTCGGGAGGTATTTAAGGCGAAGTACAAAGAAGCGTCGGACCGGCTCAAGCCGGGACGCCATCCGGGAAACACCAAGGGCGAGTACATGGAAATGCGGGACTTCTACCACGACTTGCTGGCAGCTAACCCCGAGTGGGCGTTCACCAACGAACCCTCGGCGTGGCGTCCCAAGCGCCCCAACCGGGGCATGAGCCGCCGTCCCATCAAGGTCTTTGCGGCGGGAGCGGGGGAAAGCGACCATGAGGAAAGCACCCTACGATAACGGCATCATCCGTCAGGCGTTCGGCGGCGGGGTCTTGGGGGTGGCCCTCGGCTTCGATTTCTGCGCCGAGCACGAATGGGGCATAAGGAAGATGCTCGACCGTTTCGGCGTCACGAACCACCCCCGTGCCTTGGGCGTCAAGAAACGCCGGATTACCGGGCTCCCCTCGGGATTCACGTTCGCCAAGGTCGGAAAGCGCCAAGGGATTCTCCTGCCTACCGATTTCAGCGCTCGGTATGACAAGACCAAGTACGCCCTCGTCCCCTACTGGTGGAACCAGCTTCACCTGCGGGGATACAAGGGCTTCCATGCCGCGTGGGACGAGGAGTCCTTCTGCGTCACTTCCGACGACAAGGCCGACAAAAAAGCCCTTTTGGGGATATATGGGGCTTTCTTGGAAAGGGATGTCGCCATCACCCTATTGGCCGGTACCCCGTTCCACAACCGGGGTCTGGCCTTCATCATCGCCAGCCGTATATCCAAGGACGACGCCAAGGCTTGGCACGACGCCGACGCGGAAAGGCTGCGGCTCGACGACTACATGAGGCGGACGGACATCGAGAAGGTCCTCAGGAAGGCCAAGAAGGGGTATTTCGCCCTTGTCCCCCATATGAAGGACGGTTCCGTCAAGTTCTGGCTCAACCCGTTCGAGCAGGACAAGTACAAGGCAGGCTACTTCGACTTGGCCGACCTGCTCATGTGGGCGGACGACACAGGCCCGGTCGTCAAGAAGCCTCAGCTTACTGCCGAGGAACAAAATTTCCAAGACGAAGTGGATGCCGATGTATACTGGGATATGGGGAGAAGCTCTCCCCCGGAGGAGGACAAGCCGTGTGGTGGGGCATAGCAGCTTTCTTTGTGTGTCTCTTCGTCGCCATGCTCATGTGCATCGGGGGCGACCATAACGGCGACCCCGACGCCGAGCATTGCATCGACTGGCACAGGCGCAATGGCCAGTACCGGGTCCTCTACCCGGACGGATTTTTCTCGCAGCCGTTCACTTGGGCGGTTGCCTGCGATTACCAGAAGATTTTCGGCGGGCGGGTGGTGCCTAAGGAAGCATATGGGCAATCCGGTTCGCCGTCGTACAAGGAGGCGTATGAAAGAACTAAAGGAAATGAGCCTGAACGAGCTAGTTGACTACTTCACGGGCCGGGCGTGCATCGCCATCGGCAAGGGCGACCTCCGCAGCGAGGTCTGCACCATCATCACGTGCTCCATGCAATTGGGCGGGGACAACGTGCGGGAAGCCATGAAGCCCAAGCGTCGGCGCAAGAAAGGGAACTGAGATGTACCTTGCCATGCTCCTGCTTTTTCCGTTCCTGCTGTGCTTGCTGACGTGGTACGTCCTCGGCAGGATGGACGGGAGGACCGCCAGCGTGGGGCCGTTCCTCATCGCCCTCGGGCTATGCATCGGCATAGCCTTGGGAGGGCTGGGCATCGAATTCTATGGCGTCACCACCGACACCGAGATATGGAACGGGTCCATCACCGGGAAGCAGCGCACGGAGGTCCATTGCCGCCACTCCTACCCCTGCAACTGCCACGAGGTCTGCACCGGCTCGGGCAAGAACGAGACGTGCTCCGAGCATTGCGACACCTGCTACGAGCACAGCTACGACGTGGACTGGGGCCTGTTCTTCTCCACCGGCACGGAGATGAGCATCGACACCGTCGACCGGCAGGGGCTCGTCATGCCTCCTCGATGGGGGGCCGCTTACGTGGGTGAGCCGACCGCCGAGGCCCGCAGCTTCACCAACTACCTTCTGGCAGCGCCGGACAACGTGCTCCTGCGCTATCAAGCCACCCCCGGCTTTTCGGGGCTCATACCGCCGTATCCCAGCTCCATCTACGACTACTACCGGTGCAACCGATTCCTGCTCGGGGGCAGCGTGCCCGTCAAGGGGCGGCACGATTGGGAATGGCTGCTCGACAAGATGAACGCCGACCTCGGCGCGGTCAAGCAGGTGAACATCATCATCATCCTCGCCGATACGGCTGACCCCCGCTACGAGTTCGCCCTCCAGAAGGCTTGGGTGGGCGGGAAGAAGAACGACCTCGTCGTCGTCATCGGCACCACGCAATACCCCAGGATTGACTGGTGCCGCATCGTATCGTGGACGACGGACGAAAGCATCAAGGTCCTGCTCCGGGACGACATCATGGCGATAGGGACGCTCGACCAGCGGGACGACATCATGGGGGCCATCCGCAAGGAGGTCACCGTCCACTTCAAGCGCCGCCACATGAAGGACTTAAAATACCTTGCCGCATCGCACCAACCGAGCGGCACGGCGCTAATCGTCATCCTCGTCTTGGAGGTCATGACTTGCTTTGGGGTGGTTTTCCTCGCCCGGAAAGCCGAAAAGGACTCCGGCTACGGCTACGGGCGGCGAGGCCGCTACTATTGAACACAGGAGAATATCATGGAACGCAACGATAGGGGCGAAGGCCCGGTAGCATTGATTGTAATCGCAGCAATCTTCTTCTTCCTCGCCGTCACGGGGGCGTCCCTGTTTTTCGGCTACATCAGCTTCGGCAACGAGGCGAACCGGTTCGAGAACAGCATCACCGCCGCCTACACCAACAACCAGAACGTCTACGACAACGGCTGGAAGACGGTCATGGAGAAGGCGCAGGTCCCCGACCAGTACACGAAGCAGCTTAAGGAACTGTACACCGGCACGATGACCGGGCGCTACGGCCCCAATGGGAGCCAAGCCTTGCTCCAGTTCATCAAGGAAGAGAATCCCAAGCTCGACCCGTCCATGTACGTGCAAATCCAGCAGTCGGTGGAAATCTTCCACAACCAGTTCTCGCAGGCGCAGACGGAACTGGTGTCCCGGAAGCAGGAATACCGGAACCTCTACACCGGCACCACGCACGGGCGCTTCTACAATCTGATTGCGCACTATCCGCACATCGACCTGTCCAAGTATGACGTGGTCACTTCGGAGAAGACGCAGCAGGACTTCGGCACGAAGAAAGCGCCGACCTTGCAATTGTTCCAGAAGTAAGGAGGCCCTCATGGAACTCTACGTCGGGACGGCGATAAATCCGCTGGAAGTCGTCGTATTCTTTGCGGACAGACCCTCCTTGGATGCGTGGAGGCAGGGTTCGGCAGGGGGATATTGGTCGATGTCCGAGTTGGACTACGCCATGTACATGCTTCGGGAAGACGTGGTTGGCGAGTGTCCCTTCCTCCCCACCCATGGCACGAAGGAATTGCTCGAATATGAAATCGGCGGCAATGGGAGGCTGGTAGAATGGGCTTGACAACGCAGCGGAAGGCCAGTGCCATCTTAATCGCCGTGGTGGTGTACGTGCTCTTCATCGTTACCTGCCACGTCCAATTCAACCTATGCATGGCAAGGGTCAAGGCGGAGGCTGCCAAGGCCAACTATAACGTCGTCGCTTGCGTCAGGGACCGTCCCGATTCGTTTCTCTTTGCACGAAGACGTGCAACCGGAGACGTGCAATCGGGAAAAATTGCACTAAAACGTGCAATCGGAAGCTATCATGGCAAATCCTACTAACGTGGACACCAAGACGAAACGGTGCTACATCCAGTCCAGCAAGCGTCCAGGCGGCAGGCTTCGCATCTGGAGCGACGAGCAGACCGACGTTCCCCGTGGGTTCAAGGAAACCTCGAAGTTCCTGAACGGCACCGACCCCGAGCAAGTCCTCTCCTTCGACGTCCGGGTATGCTTTAAGAGGAGGGATAAGAGGTGACCTACGAAATCCTTCATCCCGGCGAGTACAAGTCCATGACCTTGCGAAATTCATATCGTACATCCGACTACGGGACATGGGTATTGCTCAAGGATGGGGATTTGGTGTTATCTAAGTGCATGTGCAACCCCCCGTGCGGGTGCGGGTTTCGCAACAGGACTATCTTCGTCAATTTGGACGTCGTCAGGGAGGTCGAAAATGAACAAGCCTAGCTTCGGGGTCATAGTTGGCCGGTTCCAAGTCCACGAGCTTCATGACGGGCACATGGAGTTGTTCCGCATCGTGAGGGGGCGGCACCAACGGGTCATCGTGTTCCTCGGTTGCACCAAGGTCGGCCCCACCCGGCACGACCCCTTAGACTTCGAGACCCGGAAGAAGATGGTCCAAGCGAAGTTCCCCGAGTTCACCGTCCTGCCCCTCAAGGACAAGAAGACCGACGAAATATGGTCGGCGGAACTGGACGAGCGTATCTCCGACGCCGTAGGCGAGGTTCCCGCCGACGTCACCCTGTATGGCAGCCGGGATAGTTTTGCGCCGTTCTATCACGGCAAACATAAGGTCAAGGAACTGGAGATTGAGGTACCGGCGTCCCTGACCGCCACGGACATCCGGGAGAAGCTGACCAACCACGTCATGGAATCGCCGGACTTTCGGGCAGGCGTCATCTATGCCATGAACCAGCTTTGGCCTCGGCTCGTCACCGTGGTGGACGTCGCCGTTCTGCACAAGGCGTGGAAAGGCCTTATGGTACTGCTCGGCAAGAAGAGCGATGACACGCTCTGGCGCTTTCCCGGAGGACATGCCGTGTTTACCACGCCATCCTTCGAGGAAGACGCCAAGAAGGAAGTCTTCGAGGAGACGGGGCTGGACGTCTGCGACTTGGAGTACGTCGGCTCCCGCAAGGTGGATAGTTGGCGTTGGAAGGCCGAGCCTTCCGAAGGCTATAAGACCATCTTCTTCGTGGCCTACAGCATGACTGTGGGCGGTCGTGGTGCGGATGACCTCGCCGAAACACGATGGTTCCCGCTCGACGAAGTGACCGTGGACGACATAGAGAAGGAGCACAAGCCGCTCTTTGAGATGTTGAAGCAGCATGTTTCCGTCAAAAACTCGGGAACGCCCCCAACCATGAAGGAGAGCCCGCATGCCGAAACAGCTTAAAATCAACCCAGTCTTTCGGACGGACAGCTACAAGCTGTCTCACTGGTTCCAATACCCCCCGGACACAGAGTACGTCTACAGCTACCTCATGAGCCGGGGCGGCTTTTGGAAGCACACCCTGTTCTTCGGGCTGCAATACCTCCTCGATGCTTACTTTGAGGACAAGGTGTTCACGAAGGCTGACGTCGATGCCGCCGCCCTCAAGTGCCACCGGCACTTCGGCTCGGACGAGGTGTTCAACCACAAGGGCTGGATGCGGCTGCTCGAAAAGCACGGCGGGGTGTTCCCCCTGCGCATCCGGGCCGTCCCGGAAGGCATGGTCATACCCATCAAGCACCCCATTATGACCATTGAGAATACCGACAAGGAATTCCCGTGGTTGACCAACTGGGCCGAGACACTTTTGCTGCACGTCTGGTACCCCATCACGGTCAGTACTTTGTCCTTTGAGGTTAAACAGGCTATCGGACATGACCTCGTGCGCACGGGCGACCCGTCCCTCCTGCCCTTCAAGCTGCATGACTTCGGGTACAGGGGAGTCTCTTCCTTGGAGACTTCCGCCATCGGTGGTGCCGCACACTTGGTCAACTTCATGGGCACCGACACCACGTCGGCCTTGGAACTGTGCGAGCAGTTCTACGACTGTCCCATGGCGGGGTTCAGCATCCCGGCGATGGAGCACAGCACCGTGACGTCGTGGGGCGAGAATAACGAGGCAGAGGCCTATGAGAACATGCTCGACCGTGCTCCGACCGGCCTCATCGCATGCGTCATCGACAGCTATGACACGCACCGGGCCGTCGCCGAGATATTCGGCGGCAAGCTACGGGAGAAGGTGCTCCGCCGTGGCGGGACGGTCGTCCTGCGCCCGGACTCCGGGGACCCTTGCATCGTCATCGAGGACATCTTCAACGTCGTGGCGGAGAAGTTCGGCTTCGAGACCAACGACAAGGGCTGGAAGGTTATGCCAAAGCAGATTCGCCTGATACAGGGCGACGGCGTCAACTATCAGAACATCCTGCGCATCAACTCGCACTTGACCCG